ATACATACCCTCCTTGTATATTATTCGTATTTTTCTAATCAACTACTCCGGACTCTGCTGAATAGTACCGTCTTTTTGTCATGACTGAACAGACAGTATCGGCATTGACATCTAAGTTTACCGATGTTTTAAGCCCAAAGTAATTGACAATCTACTTGTCTACTATTAACAAGGCTCACAATTTTGAAAACTCGTCATATTTTCTTATCTTGAGTAGAATGACGTTTTCATCACGGTCATTGAATGGTTGAAGATGCCAACTTAGTTATCCTAATACAAATACAACATCATACAAAGCTTCTGACGAGTTTCCCAGATTGTGAGCCTTGTTAGATATAAAAACAAAGTCACATAAAAATAAGGAGTGGAAGCTGCCACCTTATGGTGTGCAGAGGAAACTCCGTTCGTATACAAAATAATTAGAAATATTTTGTGATTTCCTGACGAGTTTTCCAAAATGTGAGCTTTATTAGTATTAAAGAGTTCAGAAATAACTCTTTACGGTTCCAACTGAGACCGTAAGACTGCAGGACGAAAACTCCTGTGAAACCTACACTGTAGGGATGTCTTGAACGTTTCTGCAACGGAGAGACTACAACAGAAAGCTTTGAATACCATAAAAAAAAGACACCGGGAAACTTCAATGAAGATCCCGATGTCCTGGTATTTCAAACCTCAAGTGACGTCATCCTGTACTGAAACCTGCCGTCTACTCAAGATAATTGAACTACTAATGTTCAATTATAGGCGTGCAGATCAGTTAGATAAGGAGTAAATGTATTATGAATTCATTGTTAAACGTATGGATAAATGGTATGGCAGCTGTAATAGCAGACAAAGATTTGTTTATATTTGCAATCGTTATGGAAATTATAGGAATCATATCGTGTCATGATTTATATGCTGGATGTGGAGTTGAAGATATACCTTTTATATTTATTTCGCTCGCAGTTGGTTTCTTATGGATAATTACATTTCTGTCGTTATTATTATAACTCGGAATTGTTAACCTAAGAAGATTTCACACATATTTAACACAAAACGAACTTTCATAAGACGAAAACAAAAAGGCAGTTTCATAAACATGGATCTGTCTTTTTGTTTACAAAAATGGTAGCTAAGCTCGAGTAGGTTATTGATGTTCGTCCCATATTTAAAGAAACAAGAATATGGAGGAAACAATTATGGTTTACACAGCAGAACAGTTAAAAATGCAACTTTGATGCAGTTAGTGGATTGGGGATTCAGTCATTACCAGATGGACGAGATTATAAAAGGATTACAATCTGGTGTGGATGTTTCAATCTATGCAGATCCGAAATGTAGCATAATCCAGATGAGTCTGATTCGTCATCGCTTGGAAGATGTATCAAAGAAAAGTCAGTACGATTTCTATCCAGCTCAGAAAGAGATCATCAGAAAAGGTGAAGAAGCCGGAGTTGATGTAACAATTTTTGCGGATCGGAAGTATAATGACGCGCAGATGCGAGTAATCGAAAATGGATTGGAAAAAGGTATAGATGTCTCAATTTATGCTGATCCGAAATATGACTATGACCAGATGGAAGAGATCAAAAAGGGACTGGAAACAGGACTAGATGTCTCAATTTATGCGGACCCTAAGTATAATTCACGACAGATGGGTGCAATTCGAACTGGACTCGAAGAAGGGTTCGATGTATCAATTTATGCCGACCTCGATTATAACGAATACCAAATGGATGCAATTCGCAAAGGGTTGAAAGCAGACCTAAATGTATCAGTTTATGCGGATCCGAAATATGATGCATTTCAGATGCGTGAAATTTGTCTTGGGTTGGAAGCAGGTCTTGACATTTCTATTTATGCGGACCCAAGATATTCAGCAGACAAGATGGAGTTTATTCGTGAAGATTTGGAAAAACAGATGGAACAGAACGAATCAGATATCGAAAACGAAAACTATGATGAAGATTATGGCGACGATTATGGCGACGACTTTGGGGATCTTTGATATCGTAGTGCCTGGTTCAAACCGCGAAGCTTTAGCTTCGCATAACCAGTCACTGTCAATCAAGTCCTCACACTCAGAAGCTTTAGCCTCTGGAGTCCTTGATTTGAAATACGAACAGAAGACACTAGGACTTAATTTCTGGTGTCTTTTTTGCGTTTGCCTGAACAGATGTTATATATATAGGATACATCAGAAAACGCCAGACAGAATATGCCCGGCGTTTTATATTGTTTACGGTTGTGGCGTTAACCGTATGAATTAGTTAATTGATTGATACCGAATTATCAGATTTATATAAGTCTAACTGATAAGTCGCGTCTTTTCTGGTTAAATGATACCCTGTTTCTAACATATCGATAATTCGATCATCAGATGCATTAAGAAGACGCGCAGCTTTGATAGCTGATTTAATTTCGCTTTCATCTAACATTTCTTTTAATACTTCGCACATATAGGTTTGTCCTCCTTTTGTTTCTTTAAGATATGTCATACGTTTAGAAAGTTCTGGAAACTTTGTATTATGTATTCGCCTCTGTAAGAAACAAGACATTAGTTCTGCGATATCGCTTCCATCATCTATTTCAGTATTAACGAATACAAAATGCATCCCTGTATTAATAATATCTCCGGTTTCTCTGATTATACTATCAATATGGTAAATTGTTTTATTCCCCTTGAGAAAATCGAATTCTGATATATATACGACATATATATCTTTAATATCACTAAAATCAGTTCCTGTTTCTGAATCTTTAACAATAACACTCGCTGCATTAAAAACAGATCTGCGTACATGGTTATCGTTATCTGATCTTTGAACTTCGATACAACAAGTCGTTCCATCGCCTAATCGACACAAAGCATCAAGGATAACAGAACGTCCCCAGATATTTCGTACAACATTTTGAGGAATAACAGTCAGAACCACAAGATTTGAATCTTTCATGACTTTTTGAAGCATTTCTTGACATGTTCTGATATCTACTACGAGCTGTGCAAAAAGAACGTCATCAATCGGTCTGAGTAATGCGATCTTTTCCAGCATCTCTTTTGAAATTGTCATATGGTTTTCTCCATTCTTTTGTATATTAATCTATATAAACAGAGAAAAGTCCGCCACTGACTTATCCCTGTAATTTTTGTACATAAACAGGGATAAGCATTTAGCTCTCCTTTTATTCGTATGTATATATTATCCTAACATAAATATGTGTTATGTTGTTTCTCGCTAACAGTATTATATCACAACATATTGTGTCGCGCATTAGATTCTTGCAATGTTTCTTTGTTTCGTCTCGACACATATTTAAAATAATGCATACAGAAAGAGAGAATAGTTATGATTGGAAACATTTCAATAAAGATTTTCGACAGTCTACCTACAACGAATTTGCTTCTGATTTCAGATTCGGATTATGAGAGCAATCAGTCAGAAACGGAAGAAAATCATCAATATAGTATTGTTACGAAAGAAACGTTTACAGAATTACAGAGATTTTCTGGAGAGTGGAAATATACAGATAATTCGTATTATATGGATGACAATAAGGAATCGTATACAGAGACAAAGAAGATTTCCTGTGGTTTTTTTCAATACATGAACTCGAATTGGTATAACAAAACAGGTTCATTTATGAAATCGTTGATCATCAAATGCCGTTACGAAGAGTTAAAAGATGGCAACATAGCTGTACTGTTTACCCCATTTGTGGTTGTGAATTCAATTAGATACGAAAATGCAGTTAATATCTGCAGAAAACTATACGCAGATACTGAGATTGGGAAATGGTTAGAAAATACAACTGAACGTATATCATATGTGTTGCTTTTAAATTTAATCGAATGTTTTACGAATCTTTATACTTGGATTCTATTTGAATCGAAACTAAAAATATATTTCAATACATCAGAGATAAAACTGGATTTATTACAAAACAATTTGAATCCGGTGTTCTTAGATACGATTAAAATGATGTTCACATGGAAACAAATTGATTTTGAATCACGAATCGAACAGGTAAACAAAATAGGAAATATTTCCACGTGGACACAAGAAAAGAATAACAATGTGAGTTTGAATACGTTTGAAGAAGTTTATGAATTGCTGTATCAACAGGTAATTGAAATGAAACGAGAGAAGAATACGGATAATTTTGTAACGATAGAACAAATGGAAAACAGGGTCTCTCAACAAAATCAGGAAATGTTGACAGGTTCTTTGTTACAAATGTTGGATCAAGATATATTAGAACAGAATACCGTGTATCAAAACGGCATGATCTTACGTGTTTTTCGTTGTGGAAACAACAGCGATATTGTATTACCGTTTTATAATCCGTATATAATGTATGCCGTATATCTGTTTTATTTGTTGAGATGTCAGTTGAATACGAACGAAGAGAAAACAAAAGAAGCGTATTTCTCTGGTATTCATGATGTTTTTAATGCGTTAAGAAAACTAGTAAAAGAGAATGATTCCATGAATATTTTGTTTACGAATGAAGTTTTAGACAAAAACGAAAGATACTTTTCAGACCAGAGAGCAGATTTGTATACATTAGTAGAGAATAAATCGTTTAGAGTGTACAAAGATAAACGTATCAAAATTGTTGAGAAATTAATCAAAAACGGAATTAACAATATCTCTGCGGTTGGAGCGGACATGGAATGAATACATAAGGTTTGTTTCCGTTTGATTTTGTTTCTGTTTATAAGTGAAAAAAAAGCCAAAGAGATGACCATCGTGGTTGTTTCTTTTCCTTTTGTTTCCAATCATTTTGTATGCGAACATCTTATCACATATTTAGGATAACAAATTAAACGCATACGAAAAAGGAGGAAACGAAAATATGACACAAAATGAATTAAACAAGATCATCGAGAACCATCAGCATTATCTCAATAAGGATATCGATGGATGGGAATCCATGAGAGCCGATTTATCAGATAAGAATTTGAGCGGCTTGAATCTTAAAAATGCGAATCTTAGAGAGGCGAATTTTAGAAATGCGAATCTTAGCAATGCGAATCTTGGAGATGCGAATCTTAACAATGCGGATCTTGCATATGCGGATCTTAGAAAGGCGGATCTTAAAAAGGCGGATCTTAAAAAGGCAGATCTTAGAAAGGCAGATCTTAGAAAGGCGGATCTTAGTAGAGCGGATCTTAGAGGTGCAGATCTTAGCGAAGCAAATTTGTACAGAGCGTTTTGTTTGCATACAAATTTGTGCAGAGTAGATCTTAGCAATGCGTACCTTAGAGATGCGGATTTGTACAGTGCGTTTTGTTGTTATACAAATCTGTACGGAGTGGATCTTAGAGGCGCGGATCTTAGAGAAGCGAATCTATTAAGAGCAGATCTCAGAAAGGCGGATCTTAGAGAGGCAAATCTTAGAAATGCATACCTGTCCGGAACCGATCTCAGTGAAAATGCAAAAATCGATTACCCGATTACATGCCCGGAAACTGGCTCATTCATTGGTTATAAAAAAGCATGCTATAGATATATTGTAAAGCTTCAGATCTGTGAAGATGCGAAACGATCATCTGCAACAACAAAGAAATGCAGGTGTAGTAAAGCATTGGTATTGGCTATCGAGAACATAGACGGATCTGATAGTGGGTTACAGGAAATAGACTCGGAATTTGATCCTTGTTTTATTTACCGCATTGGTGAAATCGTAGAAGTCCCTGATTTTGATGATAATCGATGGAACGAATGTGCACCAGGTATTCATTTCTTTATGGATAGACAAAATGCAGTTGAATATTAAAAAAAAACACATCAAAGAGATAACCGTTATGGTTGTCTCTTTTAGTTTCCGGTTTGTTTTGTATGTAATTGCTTCAGTCCATATTTAGGATAACAAAACATAAGCATACGAAAAAGGAGGAAACAAAGTATGACACAGGAACAATTAAACAAGATCATCGAGAACCATCAGCATTATCTCAATAAGGATATTAATGGATGGGAAAACATGAAAGCAGATTTATCATATAAGAATCTGAACGGATTGGATCTTAAAGAGTCGAATCTTAGAGAAGCGAATCTTATCCATGCGGATCTTGCATATGCAGATCTTAGAAATGCGGATCTTAAAGATGCGAATCTTATCAACGCGAATCTTGCATATGCAGATCTTAGAAATGCGGATCTTAAAGAAGCGAATCTTAGAAAGGTGAATCTTAACAATGTAAATCTTAGAGAGGCGAATTTGTACGGAGCAAATCTTAGCTATGCGGATCTTAACAATTCGGCTCTTAACAATGCAGATCTTAGAGAGGCGAATTTGTACAGAGCGTTTTGTTATTATACAAATTTGTGCGGAGCGGATCTCAGAAATGCGGATCTTAGTTATGCAGATATGTACGGAGCGAATCTTAGAGATACGAATCTATTTGGAGTAAATCTTAAAAACGCAAATATAATCTATGTAGAAATCAGTGAAGATACAAAAATCGATTACCCGATTGCATGTCCGGAAACGGGTTCATTCATTGGTTATAAGAAAGCAGTCTGTGAATATATTGTAAAGCTTCAGATCTGCAAAGACGCAAAACGATCATCTGCAACAACAAAGAAATGTAGGTGTAGTAAAGCTTTAGTCTTGGCAATCGAAAATATATACGGATCTGATAGCGTATTACAAGAAATAGAGTCGATATATAATCCGTCGTTTGTATATCGCGTTGGAAAAATCGTAGAAGTACCTGATTTTGATGATAATCGATGGAATGAATGCGCTCCTGGAATTCATTTCTTCATGGATCGACAAAATGCAGTTGAATATGAATTTTAAAACAAGAGGAAAGGAGATAACCGTTGTGGTTGTCTCTTTTTTTTGTTTCCGGTTTGTTTTGTATGCGATTGTTTCAGTCCATATTTAAGATAACAAAACATAAGCATACGAAAAAAAAAGGAGGAAACGAAATATGACACAGGAACAATTAAACAAGATCATCGAGAAGCATCAGCATTATCTCAATGAGGATATCGATGGATGGGAATCCATGAAAGCCGATTTATCATATAAGAATCTGAGCGGCTTGGATCTTAGCAATGCGAACCTTAGCAATGCGGATCTTAGAAAGGCGTATCTTAGAGATGCGAATCTTAGAAAGGCGGATCTTACATATGCGGATCTTAGAAAGGCGGATCTTAGAGATTCTGATCTTAGAAAGGCGGATCTTAGAAAGGCGGATCTTGCGTATGCGGATCTTAGAAATGCGGAGCTTAGAGAAGCGAATTTGTACAGAGCGTGTTGTCTTTATACAAATCTGGGCAGAGTAGATCTTAGCAATGCGTACCTTAGAGATGCGAATATGTACAGCGCATTTTGTTGTTATACAAATATGTACGGAGTGGATCTTAGAAGCGCGGATCTTAGAGATGCGAATTTATCAGGAGCAGATCTCAGAAAGGCGGATCTTAGAGAGGCAAATCTTAGAAATGCATACCTGTCTGGAACCGATCTCAGTGAAGACACAAAAATCGATTGCCCGATCGCATGTCCGGAAACTGGTTCATTCATTGGTTATAAGAAAGCAATCTGTAAAAAGATCGTAAAGCTTCAGATTTGTGAAGATGCGAAGCGATCATCTGCAACAACAAAGAAATGCAGGTGTAGTAAAGCATTGGTCTTGGCGATCGAAAATATGGACGGATTTGATAGCAGATTACAGGAAATAGAATCGCGTTATGATCCTTGCTTTATTTATCGCGTTGGAGAAATTGCAGAAGTCCCTGATTTTGATAACGATCGATGGAATGAATGCGCACCTGGTATTCATTTCTTCATGGATCGACAGGATGCCGTTGAATATTAAAAAACACATCAAAGAGATAACCGTTATGGTTGTCTCTTTTTGTTTCTGGTTTGTTTTGTATGCGATTACATCAGACCATATTTAGGGTAACAAATTAAAAACATACAAAAAAAAAGGAGGAAACGAAGTATGACACAGGAACAATTAAACGAGATTATCGAGAGTCATCAGCATTATCTCAATAAGGACATCGATGGATGGGAAAACATGAGAGCCGATTTATCATGTAAGAACCTAAGCGGCTTGGATCTTAAAAATGTGAATCTTAAATCGGTGAATCTATACAAAACGAATCTTAGAAACGCGAATCTTAGAAATGCAGATCTTAATTATACATATCTATATAAAACGGATCTTAGTTATGCAGATCTACGTCATGCAAATCTGAATGGTGCATTTTTTAGAGAAGCGAATCTTTTGGGAACAAAAATCGATTATCCGATTGCTTGCCCGGAAACAGGTTCGTTTATCGGATATAAGAAAGCATATTATGGATACATCGTAAAACTTCAGATCTGCGAAGACGCAAAACGATCATCTGCAACAACAAAGAAATGCAGGTGTAGTAAAGCTTTGGTCTTAGCAATCGAAAACATTGATGAATCTGATAGTGGATTACAGGAAATAGAATCGATATATGATCCATCGTTTGTGTATCGAGTTGGAGAAATCGCAGAAGAACCTGATTTTGATGACAATCGATGGTACGAATGTGCACCTGGTATTCATTTCTTTATGGATCGACAGGATGCAGTCGATTATGAATTTTAAAAACACATCAAAGAGATAACCGTTGTGGTTGTCTCTTTCTTTTTATTTCCGGTTTGTTTTGTATGCGATTGTTTCAGTCCATATTTAGGATAACAAATTAAAATCATACAAAAAAAAGGAGGAAACTTTATGACAAAGGAAGCAATCAGAGAACATTTAAAACTGGCTATGAATCTGGCAGAATTGACCAGACAAGTATGCGAAAAGCTAGAAAGCGAACTAGCGGAAACATCAGGAGATGTCCTTTTCGATGTACTCGATGAGATTCAGGCATACGAATTGACGGACCTGGATGAGGCTATGGAAAGACTGGACGACGCATGTGCTTTTACCGCTTGTAGTGAAGACGAAGAGGATACATTACAGGCTCCGGAACTGTTACTTGGTGACGATCTGAGTGTCGTGGTGAGAGTGCCAGTAAACGGTGGAAAACTTGTTCTTGCAAACGGCGAATCTGATTACGGAACAAAGCAGATCGGACTTATGTACGAAAAAGACGGTGATCTGATTGACCTCGCACTGGCGGAAGTTAAGTCTGGAGAACTGGCAGAGATTGCAAACCAGGAACCGGATAATAAGGATATCGATCTGTATGTGTTTGCTAATCCGGAAACAGAGGATTATACGAATCGATATCATATTCCATATGATAAGATTCTAGCAGATTAGAAAACAGAGAGACCAGGCTTTAATGCTTGGTCTTTTTTTGTATAGGTTTCAAGAACTCTGACATATTTACAGAACATTTGTTATTTCTTGTATATATATAGCACATATTTAGAGTAAATCTATTAATGATTAATCGAGGAGGAACAAAATATGAGTAAAAGAAGTAAATTAATAGTGAGCAAATTAGCAGCAGCAATCGTTATAATATTGATTTTTGTTGGTTGTTGCGGATTAAGTTTGATTGTAACTTGTGGGATTGTTAAGCTGATTACAATGTGTTTTGGACTGACATTTAAGTGGTCAACTGCCATTGGTATTTGGCTTATACTTTGTCTTTTAAAAGGTTCATTTAACGGTTCGCAAAAGAATTAAAACGTAATGGCGTGTACGAAGAACTTTGCGAACATGTCAGACAGAGAGGTCTGAAAAAAGAAATCCGTAAACAAATAGAAGAGACTGACTATTAAGTTAGTCTCTTTTGTTTCCGGCATTTTGTATGCTATTCGCAAAACCCATATTTAGGATAATAAATTAAAAGCATACGACAAAGGAGGAAACGAAATATGACACAGGAACAATTAAACAAGATCATCGAGAATCATCAGCATTATCTTAATAAGGATATCGATGGGTGGGAATCCATGAAAGCCGATTTATCAGATAAGAATCTGAGCGGCTTGGATCTCAGAAATGCGAATCTTATAGAGGCGGATCTTAGCAATGCGAGTCTTAGCAATTCAAACCTTAGAAATGCGAATCTTAACAATGCAAATCTTAGAGAGGCGAATTTGTACGGAGCAAATCTTATAGAAGCGGATCTTAACAATGCGGATCTTATAGATGCGGATCTTAATAATGCGTGTCTTAGATATGCGAATCTTAGAAAGGCGGATCTTAGAAAGGCGGATCTTAGTGAGGCAGATATGTACGAAGCGGATCTTAGTGAGGCAGATATGTACGAAGCGGATCTTAAAGAAGCGAATTTATTAGGGACAAATCTTAAAAATACAAATACAGTCTGTGCAGTGATCAATGAAGACACAAAAATCGATTACCCGATTGCATGCCCGAAAACTGGTTCATTCATTGGTTATAAAAAAGCAGTCTTTAGAAAGATAGTAAAGCTTCAGATTTGTGAAGACGCAAAACGATCATCTGCAACAACAAAGAAATGCAGGTGTAGTAAAGCTTTGGTCTTGGCTATCGAAAATATAGACGGATCTGATAGTGGATTAAAGGGGATAGCATCGATATATGATCCATCGTTTATTTATCGAGTTGGAAAAATCGCAGAAGTACCTGACTTTGATAACAATCGATGGAGAGAATGCTCACCTGGTATTCATTTCTTTATGGATAGACAAAATGCAGTTGAATATTAAAAAAAACATATCAAAGAGGTAACCGTCGTGGTTGTCTCTTTTTGTTTCCGGTTTGTTTTGTATGTAATTACTTCAGTCCATATTTAGGATAACAAATTAAAAGCATACAAAAAGGAGGAAACAAAATATGACACAAAATGAATTAAACAAGATCATAGAGAACCATCAGCATTATCTCAATGAGGATATCGATGGATGGGAATCCATGAGAGCAGATTTATCATATAAGAATCTGAGTGGCTTGGATCTTAGAAATGCGAATCTGTACAGAGTAAATCTTAGCAATGCGAATCTTTACAGTGCGGATCTTAGAAAGGCAAATCTTAGAAAGGCGGATCTTAGAAAGGCAAATCTTATCAATGCGGATCTTATCAATGCGGATCTTAGAAATGCGGATCTTAGAAAGGCGGATTTTAGAAATGCAAATCTTATCAATGCGGATCTTGCATATGCGGATCTTAGAGAAGCGGATCTTAGAAATGCGAATTTGTACAGAGCGTTTTGTTGTTATGCGAATATGTACGGAGCGTTTTGTTGTTATGCAAATCTTAACGGAGTGGATCTCAGAAATGCGGATCTTAGAGAGGCGAATCTATTCAGAGCGAATCTTAAAGATGCGAATCTATTCGGAGTAAATCTTAAAAATGCAAATATAATCAATGCAGAGATCAGTGAAAATACAAAAATCGATTATCCGATCGCATGTCCAGAAACTGGTTCATTCATTGGTTATAAGAAAGCAGGCTGTGAAAAGATCGTAAAGATTCAGATCTGTGAAGACGCAAAACGATCATCTGCAACAACAAAGAAATGCAGGTGTAGTAAAGCTTTGGTCTTGGCTATCGAGAATATAGACGGATCTGATAGCGGATTACAGGAAATAGAATCGGGTTTTGATCATTGTTTTGTTTATCGCATTGGAGAAATCGTCGAAGTCCTTGACTTTGATGATAATCGATGGAATGAGTGTGCACCTGGTATTCATTTCTTTACAGACAGACAGGATGCAGTTGAATATTAAAAGTAAATTAAAGAGATGACCGTTATGGTTGTCTCTTTTAGTTTCCGGTTTGTTTTGTATGTAATTGCTTCAGTCCATATTTAGGATAACAAATTAAAAGCATATGAAAAAGGAGGAAACAAAATATGACACAGGAACAATTAAACAAGATCATCGAAAGACATCAGCATTATCTCAATAAGGATATTAATGGATGGGAATCCATGAGAGCAGATTTATCATATAAGAATCTGAGTGGCTTGGATCTTAGAAATGCGAATCTGTACAGAGTAAATCTTAGAAATGCGAATCTTCGCAGTGCGGATCTTAGAAAGGCAAATCTTAGAAAGGCAGATCTTAGAAAAGCGGCTCTTAGAAATGCAAATCTTAGAAATGCGGATCTTAGAAATGCGGATTTTAGAAAGGCAAATCTTAGCAATGCGGATCTTAGAAAGGCGGCTCTTAGAAATGCGGATCTTGCATATGCGGATCTTAGAGAAGCGGATCTTATAGATGCAAATCTTAGCAATACGGATCTTAGAGAAGCAAATCTTAGCAATGCGGACCTTAGCAAGGCAGACCTTAACAATGCGGATCTTGGAAATGCTGATCTTAGTGAGGCGAATTTGTACAGAGCGAATCTCAGAAATGCGGATCTTAGAGAAGCAAATCTTAGCAATGCGGATTTGTCAGGAGCTTATATCAGTGAAGACACAAAAATCGATTATCCGATTGCATGCCCAGAAACTGGCTCATTTATTGGTTATAAGAAAGCAAGCTACGGATATATCGTAAAGCTTCAGATTTGTAAAAATGCAAGACGATCATCTGCAACAACAAAGAAATGCAGGTGTAGTAAAGCATTGGTATTGGCGATCGAAAATATTGACGGGTCTGATAGCGGACTACAGAAAATAGCATCGGATTTTGATCATTGTTTTATTTACCGCATTGGAGAAATCGTCGAAGTCCTTGACTTTGATGATAATCGATGGCATGAGTGTGCACCTGGTATTCATTTCTTTACAGACAGACAGGATGCAGTTGCATATTAAAAACACATTAAAGAGATAACCATTATGGTTGTCTCTTTTTGTTTCCGGTTTGTTTTGTATGTAATTGTTTCAGTCCATATTTAAGATAATAAAACATAAGCATACGAAAAAAAAGGAGGAAACGAAATATGACACAGGAACAATTAAACAAGATCATCGAGAAGCATCAGCATTATCTCAATGAGGATATTGACGGATGGGAAACCATGAAAGCCGATTTATCATATAGGAATCTAAGCGGCTTGAATCTTAGAAATGCGAATCTGCACGAAGCAAAGCTTAGCAGTGCGAATCTTAGAGATGCGGATTTTAGAGAGGCAAATCTTAGCAATGCGGATCTTAGAAATGCGAACCTTAGAGAGGCGAATCTATTCAGAGCGAATCTTAAAGATGCGAATCTATTCGGAGTAAATCTTAAAAATGCAAATATAAGCTATGCAAAGATCAACGCAAACACAAAAATCGATTATCCGATTGCATGTCCAGAAACAGGCTCATTTATTGGTTATAAGAAAGCAGGCTACGAATATATCGTAAAGCTTCAGATTTGTGGAGATGCGAAGCGATCGTCTGCAACAACAAAGAAATGCAGGTGTAGTAAAGCTTTGGTATTATCCATAGAGAATATAGACGGGTCTGATAGCGGATTACAAGAAATAGAATCGGATTTTGATTCTCGTTTTGTTTACCGCGTTGGAGAAATTGCAGAAGTATTTGATTTTGATGATAATCGATGGGATGAATGTGCACCTGGTATTCATTTCTTTATGGACAGACAGGATGCAGTTGAATATGAACTTTAAAACACATTAAAGAGATAACCGTTATGGTTGTCTCTTTTTTTTGTCCAGATAATAGAATTCCATGAGATTCAGTTCTTTATGATTGTTCAAACGGTAAATCCTTTTTCGTTTTAGTTTGCATCCGTCCATACCATATTTAGGAATGTAAACAAATGCAATGATTCATGGAGCACAGGAAAAGAAGACGACAATGAAAGGACACCGAGTCACTAGCGACCTAATGAGGCGTGAACATCTGGGTGGACGGTCTGTGTAGAATATGAAACATGCGTTGTTACAATCATAAAATATCTTACCCAAAACGGAGGAAAACATTATGAAACTTATGGAAATCGTAAAACAGGCAGCAACAGCAGGACGTGAGGTAGTAGGAATTGAAGTGGCAATGAGCAACGATGACAGCTTATATCGTATTACAGAATACGATGCTGAGTCAGGTGCTATCAAGGTCGCAAAGATCCTTGAGGACGGTACTACGGATTCCAACGAGATTGTATTAAGCGGCATTAACACAATGTTTGCACACTTTAAATACAATCCGAACCCGAAACCGACAGCAGACGCAACAATCGTAGACGGGGATTTGGTGATCGACAACGGACCAACAGTATCTCTTGGCAGCATTAAAGCTCAGAAGGTACTTGGTGCGGTTCCTGGATTGGTAATCCTTGGAGTTGGAGAGCCAAAAGATGAGGAACTTGAGGTTTATACCTTCAATGCTCAGTTTTCTGCCGATCCGGACTTCGTTGGAACATTCAAGGATGCCGGATTCACAGTCCCAGCCAACACAAAGGCGGTTGTTATCGATGACCGTACTTACTTTATCGAAACGGTGATCACACCAGTTGAGATCAAAGATAAGGATGGCAAGGTAACAGATGTCAAAGAGATCTGCACCAGCGATCTCATCCAGATCATGGCAACCGGTACTGGAGAAGATACAACCGTAAGAGGCGTATCATTCTTCGGAGATAACGGCGAGGTTATGGACTATGAGGATTTCTGCTACGAGGAAGATCTTGATGAGGATGACGATGATGCTGAAGATGCTTACAATGCATACCTCAAAGAGTTCGGCAACTCTGGTTCCGGATTTGCGGTTCCTATCGAAAGTGTCCGCATGGTAGAGCAGGCAGGTCGTAAAGATTTAGTTGTTGTAACCAAAGACACAATCGACGATGACGGATACCTTACAGATGAGGAACAGCCAACAATTCGCCTGTTCACAATGGACGGCAGAAAAGTTGGAACCTACCTTGTAAACTCCATGGATGCGAAAGTATACCTTGGTGGATCTACAAAGAGTGCTCCTTCTGTAACTGTATTCGACAAAGACCAGATCTTTGTAAGAGCAGACAAATACGGTATGAAGATCTTAAAAGATCCGAAGATCGTCGCCGCTCTGGAAGGTCACACAGTTTACTGCGGCAAGGAGTATGACGAAGAGACTAAAACTGCAACTTATTACTTCGGTGATGAGAAGCAGAACGTAGTCGGATTCTCATACAGAGAAACAGACAGAGGTCCTGTTATCAAACTGGTAACTGAGATCTAGTCTGGATTAAGTCTGTAAACAAAAACAATGAGAGTCAACCTTCGGGTTGGCTCTTTTTGTATGCGAACGTTCGATTCCATATTTAGGATAACAAAAACAAACGCATACGAAAAGGAGAAACCGAAATGAACAGATTATCAACTAACGAACTGAGACAGCTTATTAAGAAGTCAGGCATGACAACGGAGGAGTATTATAAGAAATTGTTTGCGTTACAGGAAGATATCGAATTTTTTAACCTGTATATGAAACGAAACAAAAAGAGCGAATACGGATTGGTTGTCAAAGTAAAAATAGGTGCCGGACGTGCTTTCGATGATATCTGGAAGAAATACGGATACGGAACAGACAAAGACAGTATCGAGCGTACATTTGCTGAAACTACTCTATTAAGTGTTATTTTCAAAGATATGTATGATGGTACTGACATCTATTCTGATGACGAGATCCGTAGTTTCAAATTTAGCTTTGAAATGTATGACGAGACAAATATGGAGGATTACATCTCAGACTTCACTGGATGCTCGCATGGATGGATGGACGTAGCAAGGCAACTCGAATTACTCGAAACAAAAGAGTGTTAACAAAAACAATGAGAGTCAACCTTCGGGTTGGCTCTTTTTGTATGCGAATGTTCAATACCATATTTAGGATAACAAAAACAAACGCATACGAAAAAGGAGGAACTGGAAATGAGTAATAATGTAACAAATAGTGAGCCAATACATGGATACAAGGTGTTTAATCCAGACTGGACCTGTAGAGATTTTCAGTATGAGGTTGGAAAAATATTTGAAAAAAATGTTAAACCGAGATGCTGTGATAAAGGATTTCATTTTTGCAAAGAAGCTATTGACTGTTTTAACTATTACGATTTTAACCCAAAAAACAAAGTTGCAGAAATAATTGCACTTGGAGAATTAGATACAGATGGTAACAAGTTTTGCACAAACAAAATCCAGATTGTACGCGAGATTCCTTGGATGGAAGTCTTAGAAATCGTCAATATTGGAAAAGAAAACACAGGATTAGGCAATACCGGAAGCTGGAATTCTGGAAATTATAATACAGGAAACTGTAATAGTGGAAACAGAAACGCCGGTGACTGGAACGAAGGTGACTGGAATACCGGAACATGTAATATGGGATGCAGCAACACTGGAGATTTCAACACAGGAAATTGGAATACCGGAGACTGTAGTACCGGAAATAGAAATACAGGAGATAGTAATAGCGGAGACTGGAACACCGGAAAAAGGAATACCGGAAGCAGGAATACCGGGGACTGGAACAAATCATCTTTTAATACCGGCTGTTTCAATACAGAAGAACAGAAGATTATGTTGTTTAATAAGCCGTCAAATATGACTTATTACGATTGGTTAGATTCAGAGGCGAATCATTTGTTGGATCAGATACCAAAGGATATTGTTGAATAGGTATATGAGTGTAATATGACGGATGAAGAGAAATGCGCACATCCAACCTACAAAACAACAGGTGGTTATCTTAAAGAGCTCGATGAATCCGAAAGTGCACAGTATTGGTGGGATAATCTTTCGAATACGGATAAGGATACCATTAAAGCGATTCCGAACTTCGATCCTGAGATTTTCTACGATTGCACCGGAATCAAAGTAGAGTAACAGACAGAAAAGGAACCTATACACAGATTTGTGTACGGGTTCTTTTTCTTTACGGAAAATGCTCTTTTTGTGTCCGTTAATCACAGATCCCAGACTTTATAACCACAAATCCGGATCCGTTGCATTTCGGACACGGACAGCAGGATTTCCTTTCTTGTTTCATGAAGACTGTTTGCGGGATCGGCAGATATGAAATCTCATTACAATCAGGACAATGTGCGACCTTTTCCTCGTAGGTCCCATATTTTCCGCAAATAAGAGTCACGTCATAATTAAAGAGTTTCCGACAGTGTTTGCAAAAGAACGGGACCGAATTTACTTCAATTCGTGGGCGTTCCATTGTTTTGTACACAAGTGCGAGTTCATCGGTTCTATTACCGTCTTCTATTGACTTCACAACTTTATTTTCTTTCTGACTGCTGCCAGATCGACCGTATACTGCATGAAACTCATACCCACAGTCTAAACATTTCGTATCATAATAGTTTCCCATACTTCAAATTCCTCCGTTGTATTCGTATTTGTTATCGCTGATATATATCATTATAAGATATACTTATGGTTTTGTCTATTTTGAAGACAGATTGTTTTGTTTTGAGCTGGTATTGTTTTGTTTCCCATCTTTAGTATGCCCTTATTTCGTCCATATTTAGGATAACAAAACAACCCGCATACAAAAAAAGGAGGAAACAAATTATGTTGATTACATTGACTGGAATTGTATTAATAGTTATTGGAATTATTATCATCTGGCTCTGTATTAAGGTTCCAAAATTCAAGAAAGTAGGCAAATACCTTGGAATTGTATTTCTGTCGGTTGGATTTGCATGGATGGCATTTGTATTCGAGGTCATTGGATTGCAGCGTATGAAAGAGGATTCGGAGATAGCAAACAATCAGAAAGAATACGTAATGTTGTGTGCGAATATTCGTTTGCTAGAATCGAATCCGGATGATGAAGCAAAGGATACAATCATCGAAAGTGTGAACAACTGGAACGAAAAAGTAGACAACGGAAGAAAGTATCTCAAAGATCCGTGGACCAGCTGGTTATGGAACAAGAATATAGTCGACTCAATGGAATACATTGAGATTCCGGAAGACCTGATTAAATAACCGAAAACGAGAAGAGTTACTGACACGGTAGCTCTTTTTGTTTTGTTTTCGTTCATTCGTATGCACATCTTAGTTCCATATTTAGGATAACAAAACATATTACATACGAAAAGGAGGAAACGAAAATGTTATTTACATTATTAGGAATTATGTTTGTTGTTGTAGGATTTGTTGTCATCTGGATCGGAGTTATCCAAAATAAAACAGCGAAGAAAAACAAAATGGGTGCTTTGTGTGTAGGTAGCTTTGCTTTGGTAGTTGGAATCACATGGGTAATGACGATGGCTTTGATAATATTAGAAGCACATAGCTGTGCGGATTCTGATATTGCAAACAATAACAATGAATACGTATTATTATCTGCAAGTGTCTGTTTGTTAGAAACGAATCCGAACTATGAAGAAAAAGATGCAATCATTGAAAGCATCAACAAATGGAACGAAAAAGTAGATAACGGGAGACGATATCTTAAAAGTCCGTGGACAAACTGGTTGTACAGCAAGAGAGTTATTGATGCGATGGAATACATTGAGATTCCGGAAAACATGATTAAATAATCGAAAAACGAGGAGAGTTGCCAATATGGTAGCTCTTTTTGTTTTGCTTTGTTTCCGTTCATTTGTATGCACGTCTTAGTTCCATATTTAGGATAACAAAACAACCCGCATACGAAAAAGGAGGAAACAAATTATGTTAATGGTATTAATGGGAATCGTATTTATTGTTATCGGAATCGCTATCATTGCAATCAGCGTTATCCAAAAGAGGAAAACAAAGAAGAAGAATGCAGGTGTTTTCTTCGGTAGTCTGTTTTTAGTATTGGGTTTCATTTGGCTTACATTAATGTTTGAGTCGATCTGGAATCAGCATAATAGTGCGGATTCGGATATTGCAAACAATAATAAGGAATACGCATTGTTGTCTGCAAGTGTTTGTTTGCTGGAAGAGAATCCAGCTTATGAAGAGAAAGAAATAATCATTGAGTGCGTGAACGAATGGAACGAAAAAGTAGAAAACGCACAAAATGGACTCAAAAATCCGTGGACAAACTGGCTGTACAACAAGAGAGTTATTGAAGCGATGGAACACATTGAGATTCCGGAAAGTGTAACAAAATAACTGAAAACGAAGAGAGTTACCAACATGGTAGCTCTTTTTGTTTTGATTCGTTTTGTTTCCGTTCATTCGTATGCACGTCTTAGTCCCATATTTAGAATAACAAAAATATATTGCATACGAAAAAGGAGGAAACGAAATGAATATTATACCAATTAATCTTAATTTCCAATTTGATGAAGGGGATGAAACAACACCGATTATTATTGTTGCTACAGATGACGTTTATGTTCATATCTGTCAGGTTATGAACGAAATCATGGAAACTCATTCTGTTTTGTGTGAATCGGAAGACTATGGAAAGTTAGGACGTACACCAGAAACACTTATGAACTATTATTGTTCAAAAGTTAGACCTGGATGGAACTGGTATCCAATTGCATATACAGTGGATCTTAACTAACTAAAAACAAAGGGAGTTACCAATACGGTAGCTCTTTTTGTTTTGATTTGTTTTGTTTCCGTTCATTCGTATGCACATCTTAGTTCCATATTTAGAATAACAAAACATACTGCATACGAAAAAGGAGGAAACGAAATGAATTACTATTATCATTTGACACAGCCAGAATTTGTTAGCACGATCCAGAAAGAAGGATTGAAACCAATGCTTGGAAAACGGTCAAAGTCAATCGGAGACAAAGAAGAAAGACTTTGTTTGTGTTCCGAAAGCAGTATTGATGCCTGGTCAATCATGCTTGGGACAAATACGGTAATTAAAGTTGTAGTCCCAGACGAAGACAAAATGGAGTTAATCGACCAGGGAAATGTATCTGATGAATACAATTACGATGGTGTCATTCCGCCAGAGTACATTGTGGATATTTTTACAGTGAATCCAAGTAAAATCATACTCAACAAGCTTCGATATAACTATATGTGGGGATTATCTGAATTCTGTACTTATTGTGCCAGATATTATACAGAACTGGATAGCGAGAATACAGACGAAGAGTATCTTGATGCGCTCAAAGAAGCTATTCAAGTAACCGGAGAGTTATTAGTCCCTGTAATTCCAAAATTATGTTATCCGGACATGCCAAAAGAAGAACGAAAAGAGATACTAAAGTCAATTGGAAACCAGGGAGCGTATACCTTCTGTGATGACTATGATGTGAATGTTGAAGAGGGAATCCCAGTCAAAAAGCTATATCAGATGCTGATACTGTATCCAGAAGACGACCTTACCGAGATCCGTCAGACGATTAACAGACTGATCAAAGATAATTTCAAATATTGTCTGAGAATTAATACGGGCGGATTTACAGGCTAAAAAGAGAAACAAAGAGAGTTACCGACGTGGTAGCTCTTTTGTTTTGTATGCGAACTATGAATCCCATATTTAGGATAACAAATAATACACGAAAAGGAGGAAATACAATGTTATTAACAATCATCAAAATATCAGATATGATTTTTTCGGTTTCGGGAATTGTATATCTTTTAACAGTCGCAATAGAAAGGAAAGACGGAATTGTGGAAGACGAAATAATATCACGAATATCATCAATTTCTGCAGTTTATAGTCTTATGTTTGGGGCTCTAACATTAATATGTTGCCTTGTATATCTAATATTGTACTAAAAGCAAATTGAGTCTGCCTATTGGTAGGCTCTTTTGTTTTGTATGCGAATCATGAATCCCATATTTAGGATAACAAAACAAAACGCATACATACAAGGAGGAAAATATTATGACAAGAAGCGAATTCTTAAGCATGGATTGGAGTGACTCACAAATTGGGTACGATATGCAGGTTGGAGTGCCGGATGGCGATAGCAGAACGATCGCTTATCTGACATTATCAAAGAAATATCCGAATTCATTATGCTTGGTTACCGACAGTAAGGAATTCCCAGTAATGAATTCAGGATGTGGTTTAAGTGAAAACCCAATACCGTATGATGTTATCATCAAACTGAAAGAAGATACAGAGATCAAAAACGTCATTGCTATTGTTGATGACAAAGCTTATGATCTTGTTCCTGGACACGTTGAGATGAATCATCATGATAGTATCATCCGTTTCGAGATATTTACGAACCCGATCTAAACAGAGTAAAAGGATAGAATCCATACATGCACAGACATGTGTGGGTTCTTTTTCTTTTTTATATGAAAATGACGCATACCATATTTAGAGTAACCAATAAAATCACACACACATTCAAAGGAGGAATTGAATTATGATTATCTTTTTAATTTTTGTTGTACTTTTAGTTTCTGGAATTTTGCTATATAAATTCGGAGATGATGAGATCACAGCTGTCGCTGTTTTCGAAATATTGTCGCTCTTTGTCGGATCTTTGGGGTTTCTCATCACAGGATGTATAATCCTGTGTTCCCACGTTGAGGCGACCAAACAGATCTCAAAGAATCAGTTTGAATACGAGGCAATTATTGCCGAGGTTCAGGCTGTTAACTCAGATAACGAGGACGTATCAAAAGTCTTAGTTATCAAAGACGTGAACGAATGGAACAAAGAAGTTCATCGTCAGAAATACTTAGCATCTAGTCCATGGACTTCATGGTGTTATAGCCAGAAGGTAGTGGACAAAATGGAGTATATCGAAGTTCCGGAATGGAACGTTCCGACTCCTGACAGCAACAAATAAAAAAAACGAATTGAGTCTGCCATATTGGTGGGCTCTTTTTGTGTGTTCTTTGACGAGTTTTTCGAAAAGTGAGCCTTATATATTATAAACATATATTCAAGGAGGACAAAAGATATGTTATTAGCATTAATATTTACTGCATGTTTGGCTATTGGAATTTTACTCAGACTTATTTTGGTTGAGTATAAAAATGATGATTGTACTTTTTTCGCTCAGGTTAGTTTTATGCTAGTTGGTGTTGTCGGATTACTTTGTGTCGGAGTATTTATTCTATGTTCGCATATTGGAGTAAATCAGCAGATTGCTCATAACAGAATTGAATATGAAGCAATTGTTGCTGAGATAAAGGCAGCCAACACAAACAACGAAGATGTATCCAAAGTACAGGTTATCAAAGATGTGAAAGAATGGAATCAAGATGTTCATAGTAGTAAATACTGGGCATCAAGTCCATGGACAAACTGGTACTATAGCCAGAAAGTTGTAAACGCTATGAAATATATTGAAATTCCGGAATGGGATATTGAAAGTCCAGATGGTGGCGAAAACGAATAGTGAAAAAAACGAAGAGAGTCGGCCATATTCGTGGGCTCTTTTTGTGTGTTTTCTGACGAGGTTTTCGAAAAGTGAGCTTTATTATAAACAAAAGAAACCATATTTAAGAAAACAATATATATATAAATAAAAGGAGGGTATTAATATGTTATTTTTGTGTTTGGTTGTTGTTATAAGTTTTATTATTCGTACTATAAATCGTTATACGAAAAACAATTATACTATTAAATATTGGAGTACAATGTTTTTGCTTGCTGGATTAATTTTGATTTTGATACAATATATCAGCAAGTAAAGCCGTAGAGTTCGCAAATGAATCAGAATATGAGAAATGAAAGATGCAACCGTCAATCGTGTGACAGAATGGAATAAGTATGTAGAAAACGAAAAATATTATGCTACAAGCTTATGAACAAATTGGTTCTATGATAAAGATATTATAAACCAATTGCAGTACATTTAGTCACCCGATAGCGGCTCCAGATAGCAGCGAAAACGAATAACAGGAAACAAAGAGAGTCAGAACAATCGGGCTCTTTTTTCTGTATGTTTCCTATGACGAGGTTTTCTGAGACAGATATGAATTTTGTATTTCAAGTATTCCTATATACTTAATTCAATATACAACTACTAGAACCCATATTTAGGATAACAAAAATTATGATATTAAAAAGGAGAAAACAAAGTATGAAACAGGAACAATTAAATAAGATGATTAAATGCCATCAACATTATCTCGATGAGGATATTGACGAATGGGAGGAAACGCAAGCAGATTTATCAGATTATGATCTAAGTGGTTTGGATTTGTCACATAAAGATTTACGATATGCTAATTTGAACGATGCAAAATTTTATCATGCAGATCTTAGAGAAGCAAATCTTAGGCATACAGATTTTAGAGGAGCAGATCTTAGGTATGCAGATCTTAGAGGAGCAGATCTTAGGTATGCAGATCTTAGTGGAGCAGATCTTAGGTATGCAGATCTTAGTGGAGCAGATTTTAGGAATGCAAATCTTTTTGGAGCAAAAATTAATTGTCCGATTGATTGTCCAGAAACATGATACGTCGGATCTTTATTTCCAAATGGTAGCGAAAACGAATAATAAAAAACGAAGAGAGTCAGAATAATCTGGCTCTTTTTGTGTGTTTTCTATGACGAGGTTTTCAAGAAGTGAGCCTATTAATTATAGTTAACAAAGTCATAGAAAAAGGAGGGATCGGACATGGCAGTAATTCTGCTCTTAGGAGTTATGTTTTCAGGGTTGATTTTGTTCATAAGCACAATTGCATACCTTTATGATTTTGATCTGTCTGATCATGAATCTGAATTTCAGGATCTGTTGGAGTTGTTTGTAGATCTATGATCCATAATCATTGTATGCGGTGTCTTTTTCCAAACGCGAAGCTTGTATTCCAAGTCTTCCTATATGCTTAGTTTAACATACAACTGTTTAAATCCATATTTAGGATAACAAAAATCATGATATTAAAAAGGAGGAAACGAAGTATGACACAGGAACAATTAAACAAGATCGTCGAAAATCATCAGCATTATCTTAATAAGGATGTTGACGGATGGGAAAACATGAGAGCGGATCTATCGCATCAGGATCTAATGGATTTGGATTTATCACGTAAAGATTTAAGAAATGCGATTTTTTATAACACGAATCTTTGTAGAGCGAATCTTTATAACACGAATCTTTGTAGAGCGAATCTTAGAAATACAGATCTTAGAGGTGCTAGTCTGTGCGAAGCGAATCTTGAAAATACAGATTTTAGTTATGCAAATTTGAACGATGCAGCATTTTATTATGCAGATCTTAGCGAAGTAAATTTTAGGCATACAGACCTTAGCGGAGCAGATTTTTATCATGCAGATCTTAGAGGGGTAGATCTTAGTTATGCAAATTTGTACGGAGCAGATCTTAGATTTGCAAACCTTAGAGATACAAAAATCGATTACCCGATCGCATGTCCGGAAACTGGTTCATTCATTGGTTATAAGAAAGCATTCTACAAAAAGATCGTAAAACTTCAGATTTGCGAAGATGCGAAGAGGTCATCGGCAACAACAAAGAAATGCAGATGTAGTAAAGCATTGGTCTTGGCGATCGAGAATATCGATGGATCTGACAGTGGATTACAAGAAATAGAGTCGTATTTTGATTCTAGTTTTATTTATCGCGTTGGAAAAATCGTAGAAGTATCTGATTTTGATAATAATCGATGGAATGAATGCGCTCCTGGAATTCATTTCTTCATGGATCGACAGGATGCGGTCGATTATGAAATTTAAAAACACATCAAAGAGATAACCGTTGTGGTTGTCTCTTTTTTTTTGTTTCCGGTTATTTTGCATGCAATCATCTTATCACATATTTAGGATAACAAACAATAAAGCACATAATAGAGGAGGAAACAAATATGTCAGAAACAAAAAGAACATGTCCATTCGGAACAGTAGGAGATCAGAATCAGAAAGCGATTCTTTACCAAATCCTGCAAAATGGATTCAGAGACGAAAATCCGAGACCACATTATGAAGATATGTATCATAATGCGCATCTTTCTGATGATTGCAAATATGTGATCACAGAAGACGGAAACAAGATCGAAATTGAAGAAGGAACTGCATTTACAAACGGCTCAGATGTAACCGTTTATGTCCCGGCTCATACGTTATCCATTAACCATGTTGTTACCAGATACGACTTAGCAAAAGGTGAGTGCCCGATTTTGACTTTGAGACCGATCGCGTGGAAATCAGCAGTCAAAGAAATCTTATGGATTTACCAGATGCAGAGCAACAAACTGTCAGATCTTCATGATCTTGGTATCAAATATTGGGACCAATGGGATGTTGGCGACGGAACAATCGGCTGCAGATATGGAGCAACCGTAAAAAGACATAACTTAATCAATAAGTTACTGGATGGATTAACAGCTGATCCATTTGGTCGCCGTCATATCATGTGTATGTGGCAGGAAGACGATTTTTCAGACGAAACAGGAGGAACAACCAAAGGATTGAATCCATGTTGTTATGAAACGATCTGGAATGTAAGAAGAGGAATCGACGGTAAATTGTATCTGGATATGCTCATGAATCAGCGGTCCAGTGACTTTATCGTATCCGCCTCAATCAATGAGATGCAGTTCAGTTGATGGTTGCAAAACATTGTGGATACGAACCTGGCGTATTCACACATGTAAGTGAAAACGTTCAGATTTATGAAAGACATTTGAGTCAGGCAAAAGAAATCGTTTTTAATCGAAATACAATTGATTGTGATCCAAGATTTGTTCTGGATACAGAGAAAACAAATTTTTTCGATTTCACGATTGATGATTTTAAACTGATCGGATATCCAAGAGAAGAAATTGCAAAGAAGAATCCACAGATGAAATTCGATCTTGGAATCTAAAACAGAAACAAACAGAAGGACTCGCATTATGCGGGTCTTTTTGTTTCCGAAAATTTTGTATGCGATCAACTCATACCATATTTAAAGATAACAAATTAAAAGCATACGAGGAGGAAACAAAAAAAATGAGTAATAAAACGAACACACCTGTACATGGATATAAGGTATTCAGACCTGATTGGACCTGTAACCCGACAGGAAAGAACTGTAAACAGTACACTTGCCCCGGAAAATTTGAGGAAAAAGGGGAGCTTAATGTTTGCTGTCACGGTATGCACTTCTGTCAGACTGCTGCTGACTGCTTCAATTATTACAATTTTGACAGCAACAACAAAGTTGCAGAAGTTATTGCCTATGGTGAGGTAAAAACAGACGGTGACAAGTCATGCACGGACAAGCTTGAAATCGTACGTGAAATCCCATGGGATGAAGTATTGCGGATCGTCAATATTGGAAAGAATTGCACCGGGATCAACAACACCGGGAACAGGAACACAGGGCACTACAACACCGGTGACCGCAACACCAGGTACTGCAACACCGGGGACAAGAACACCGGGGACAGGAACGCTGGGAATTGTAACGCAGGAGACAGGAACACCGGGAACAGGAACACCGGAAGCTACAATACCGGAAACTACAACACAGGGGATTGGAATACCGGGTATTGGAACACCGGGAACAACAACACCGGGTACAAGAATACAGGAAATCAAAACACTGGGGATAGGAATACTGGGAATAGGAATACCGGGGATTGGAACAAGTCATCTTTTAATACTGGCTGTTTCAATACAAAAGAACAGAAGATATTGCTGTTCAATAAACCGTCAGATATGACCTATCGTGACTGGTGTGAATCTGATGCACGGTGGTTATTAAAGCAGATACCAAAGGATGTTGTTGAATGGATTTGGTCCGACAATATGACTGATGAAGAAAAGGAACAGCATCCGGAATACAAGACAACACGCGGTTACCTGAAAGTGCTTGACGAGTCTGAATGTGGTCAGTTGTGGTGGAATAATCTCGAAACAAAAGACAAAGACATCATCAAGGCGATTCCAAACTTTGATCCAGATATTTTTTACGAATGTACTGGAATCAGAGTCGACTAACGAAAAACAGAGGCTGACCAATTGGTTGGTCTCTCTTTTCGTTTCCAAAGTATTTGTGTGCAAGTACTTAATACCATATTTAGGATAACAAATAAATTTAGCACACAAAAAGGAGGAAACGAAAAATGAGTAATAATGTAACAAATCACGAACCAGTACATGGATTTAAAGTATTTAATCCAGACTGGACTTGCCGAAATTTTCAGTATGAGGTAGGAAAAACATTTGAGGAAGATGTTAACCCAAGTTGCTGTGACCGAGGATTTCACTTTTGCGAAAAGGCTGCCGACTGCTTCAATTATTACAAATTTGACAGCAACAACAAAGTTGCTGAAGTCATTGCTTATGGTGAGGTAAGAACAGACGGCGACAAGTCCTGCACAAATAAAATCTATATTGTAAGAGAGATCCCTTGGATGGAACTCTTAACAATCGTAAATACTGGAAAAGATAATACAGGATTAGGAAATACTGGAGACATGAATACTGGTGTCTGGAACACCGGAAGCAGGAACACCGGAAGCAGGAACACCGGAAACAGGAATACCGGAAGCAGGAACACAGGGAACCACAACACCATGGACTACAACACCGGAGACTGCAACACCGGGGACTGGAACACTGGGAATTGGAACGCCGGGGACTGCAACACCGGAAGCAGGAACATCGGGGACTGGAACACCGGACGCTGCAACGTCGGGGAATGCAACACCGGAAGCGGGAACACCGGGGACTGCAACACCGGGAATATGAACAGCGGAAGCTTCAATACTGGGGATTTTAACAATTCGTCTTTCAACTCAGGTTGTTTCAATGTAAAAGAACACAAAATTATGTTGTTCGACAAACCGTCAGATATGACCTATCAGAATTGGTTAGACTCAAAGGCCAGTGAATTACTGAGACAGATACCGAAGAGTGCTGTTGAATGGGTGAGTACAGACGACATGACGGATGAAGAAAAAGTAGCACACTCAACATATAAGACAACAGGTGGATATCTTAAGGAGCTTGATAAGTCTGAATGTTGTCAGATGTGGTGGGATAGTCTTGATATAGACGATAAAGAAATCATCAAGGCGATTCCAAACTTTGATCCAGATATTTTTTACGAATGTACTGGAATTAAAGTCGACTAACAAGAAACAGAGACTGACCAATTGGTTGGTCTCTCTTTTTGCCTCCGGTTGTTTTGTATGCGAAGAATTGAACCCATATTTAGGATAACAAAAACAAAGCATACGAAATAAAGGAGGCAAAAAGTATGGAAAAGAAAAGATTACAAGATATGACAGATCACAAAGTAATGAGTTTCAAAGAAGCTGCAAAAGCGTTAAATTGGACTCTCACAGAGGACGACGAAGTTTACACAGTATCCTGTGACTGCGGTAACAGCAAAATTGAGTATACTGGAGTAATTGGCGTACAAAAAGTAAGATGCGGTAATTGCGGAAAACAAATGTCAAGTCTGATTTCTTTGAATCCGGCTTGTCGTTCAATGATTGACATCGAGAAAGACGAGGAAGGAAATGAGCGGTTCTGGATCATTGAAGACAAGAAAGAAGTCGATAATGATGAGAATTAGACAGAAACGATAACAGACTGGCTTGCAAAGCAGGAAGATTACGGTCTCTGTAACCCACCAATGGACGCTCAGAAAGCATTGCGTTTTCTAGCTGAGTATTTGGATATTCCTGAAAACACCATACCTGAAAACGAACAACAGACGAATACCTATATTGTTTGCAAAATCTTAGACAGATACAGCAAAAAATATAGAAAGGAATTGAAAAACAAATAAGAAGCAAACGAAAGAGCCTATTCCAATTTAGTGGAGTAGGCTTTTGTGTGCCTCCGGTTGTTTTGTATGCGAAGAGTTGAACCCATATTTAGAGTACAAAAACAAAGCATACGAAATAAAGGAGGAAAAGTGAAGTATGGAAAAGAAAAGATTACAAGATGTTACTGATTACAAAGTAATGAGTTTTAAAGAAGCTTGCAGATCGCTTGATTGGAATATCACAGAAAATGGATTTCTTACGAACGGAGACCGTTACGCAATATCATGTAACTGTGGTCACAGCAAAATTGAATACAGAGGTTCTTTTGGAGTAAAAGCAGCAAGATGCAATAACTGCGGAAAACACATAGTAAACTTAGTTTTCGCGATTCAGACGGAATTTCAGACGGAATCTTATCTATTTGAAGAATGCGAGAAAGATGATGAAGGAAGTGATCGATTCTGGATTGCCACAGACAAAGCAGGTAATCTCAATAGAATCCGTAATGTTTCTGCTCGCGTCATTCCAAAAGCCGCATTCATTCAAAAGCCGTTAGACGAAGGGATTACAATAGAAGAGATCACAGAACTCGTCGGCAGGCTCGAATGCGAACAGGTAATTCCAATCGAAGTGCAGGCAAACAGTAGTTGTGCTATTGGTTTTATTTCATTGGATGCTGCTGAAGAATTAGATTACGATTACGACAACCTGATTCGGAATGTATCTGAGGTAATCGAAGACATGGATAACGAAACAGAGTATGGAAACTACGATTTTGATGGATTTCCGGTATATATCGGATACTAAGAGGAGGAAACAATATGAAGAAATCAGAGAAAAACCTGATCTTTCAGGAAGCTGCATTAATGTCAGATGAGAAACTAAAAGAAGCGTATTATGATTCTGTAGATGCTTGTCTCGGGAGCCAAGCAGAAATTATGGAAGATCGAGGATGGGATCCTGTAGATATCAAAGAACGTCGCCAGTATGAGAAGTTCCTTTCTGAGAAATCGGATCTTTTGGGATTCATTTGCAATATGAGAGGTATCAAACTTTGGGAGATAAGGAATCATAACTAAAAAACAGAAGAGAGATCGCATTCATGTGGTCTCTTTTCTTTTTGAAACGATTTTGTTATAATAACTAATCAGTATATTATTGGTTATGTTTTTTTGAGATAATATACAAGTATGTATACCATATTTAGGATAACAAAATATTTGAATTCAAGGAGGAAAAACACAATGAATGAATTACAGATAAAAGAAATTAAAAAAGAGGTTTCGGTTCTTTCTGATGCTGATCTTAAGACGGTATTGTACGATACAATATGTGATGAGGGCTATCATAGAGCTGTCGCACATTTGTTAGATACTATTACTGATGTCGAACCACGACGTCAGTACGCACAGTACCTTTCTCAAAAAAGAGAGCTTTTAGAGAGTATTTGCAGAGAGAGAGGGATCGACCTTAAAAACTAATATTCAAAAGAAGAGAGATCGCATTCATGTGGTCTCTTTTCTTTTGCAAACAATAACGGTATACTAACCATGGGATATAAAATTTTCATGCTGCTTTGTCGCAACACATATTTAGAATACAAATAAGAGAAGAGGAAAGGAGAAATGCTATGTTTGATGAGAAGAATATCGAACTTGACGAAAAGCATTCGAAAGAAAAGAAAAAGGAATACCTGATTAGAGACGACGAAGGAAATATTCAATTCGTGTATTCTATATACAGAAGACCAGAAATGGATATTATCTTTCCACAGTTCACTCCTGTATTAAGTACAGGGTTATTGCCTGTGATTGATATACTTGATGACAAAAAGGTTCTTACTTTTGAACCAAACCCGATTGGATCCGTCATTACTCAGTCATATTTTGGCAAGTTCATAGATGATTCTGTATTTGCGAAAGAAGCGGCAGAATACATTATGGATCACTTTGAGGAACTTTAACAAACAAGGAAAGACACTGCTTATTGAGGTGGTGTCTTTTTTTGCTATACAGAGGTAGGTTTCCGCACATATTTATTGAAAATGAAGATATGGAGGAAACCATTATGAGTAGTGTAAATGACTTGTTGAAGGCAATTGCAAACAGAGATTATTCCCAGGAATATATTAACGAAGACATAAGTTTTGTAAACGAACGATTTGATAAGTTTCGGAAATACTTTAATGCAGTTTACGAACATGTTTACGGTAGCTCTACTGCGTTAACATTAGTTCACGGAGGGATGATGACACCAGAAGCCTATCAGGATATGGTCGTTAATCTTGATGGAAAAAGAAAACACGCACATGATATGGCAATCGCAGCCTGTGAACAGATCAATCGTCAGTGTGATATGTACGGTCTCGAACATCTGTGTCCGGAAGTCGAAGTCGATCCAATCAATAAAGAAAAGTGCGTAAACAGAGGAGAGATTGCAGATTTTGTTGGTCGATATGTGTATTCAGTATTCCAGCAGGGACGTGAAGGTAGAACAATGGATCAGCTTATCATTGACAATGAGATGAAATATGGTGACCGTCCGGCACTTGATGTTTCGTATGAGGTCGCAAAAGATGCAGGCAGAAATCCAGAGCATGCATACAATCCAGGCGACATGGATCAAAATGCATACGGAGAGTTCGAATACAAAAGTGTGGTTGCCAATGACGATGCTGGTGGGGATTCTATGGAAGACGTCGAATATGATGACGATGATTTTGGAGAATTATGACGAGTTTCCGCAATTTTGAGCCTTATTATGGTATATAATATTGTGGAAGGGCGTAAATGGGGCTCGAGAAAGGTGGAAACGAAATGAGTAGTATAAATGACTTGATTACGGCAATTATGAACCGAAACTTTGACCGCGATGAAATTGAATCTGACATTGCATTCGTAAATGCGCGGTTTAACATCTTGCAAACCTATTTTGACGCGGTTTATAAGGAATCATACGGACATTCTGTAGCTCGGACATTGGCAAATGATGAACATATTACTTCTGAACGATATGTAGAATACATTGAGGGACTCGAATCTAAAACAGCAGATTGTTTGGACACGGCAATCGCAGCCTGTGATCAGATAAACAAAATGTGTGACCAATATGGGCTGCAACATCTGTGTCCGAACGTGGAATACGACGAGAGGCATGGAAATAAATGTGTAAACCGAAATGAGATTGCAGATTTCATCGGTGATTATATGTATTCTGTATTCGAACAAGGACGAAAAGGCAGAATAATGGAACCGATTGAGACAGAATAAGACATAGAAACCAGAGACCAGCAGGAATGTTGGTCTCTTTCTTTTTGTTTTCAAATTAGTTTGGCTCCCAGAAAACCATATTTAGAGTAATAAAAAACATATTCAAAACAAGGAGAACAAGGAGGATTAACATGAAAATTGGAATCACAGAGTATGGGGATGCTGGCGTCGACTTCAGATGGGAAAACAAATTAAAGGAAATCGATGGAGTCATCCTTATAACAAAGAACTTAAACGACACATTCATCAAAAAGGTTTTAAACCACATGAGTGAGATCCCGATCGTAGTGCATTGTACATGTACCGGATGGGGACACACAAGAATGGAACCAAATGTTCCGGACTACAAACAGCAGCTTGCACAGATGAAGAAATTAATTGAGTCTGGATTTCCGGCAAGCAGAATGGTATTGCGTATTGATCCTATTTTCCCAACTGAGAAGGGTGTCAAGCGAGTTTCCGAGATGTTAAATTACTACCATTCATTGGGTTTGCCTGAAAATGAGATCCGATATCGTATTTCAATCGTGGATGAGTATCCGCATGTACGGGAACGTTATAAAAAACTTGGATTCACGCCGATGTATGGTGGAAGTTTCTATCCGTCTGAAGATCAGCGTAATCTTGTCGGAAACGCATTAAGTGAGTACCCATATCAGTTTGATACATGCGCAGAGGACATACTCGCATATAAGTTTCCAGCCACATTCCGGATTAAAGGATGTATCAGTACAGAGGACCTGCAGATTATGGGAATTAAATATGATGGTACATTTCCTGAGAACCCACAAGGAAGAAACGGATGTCATTGTCTTGCCTGTAAAACGGAACTTTTAACACCAAGAAAGAAATGTCCTCATAACTGTCTGTATTGTTTTTGGAAAGATTAAGAGGAGGAAATAATATGAAAACACTTGGAACTTGGACAGGAAACAGAGAGATTGAAATCGTAGAGGTCGAAGGGAGACCGATCGCTCTCAGTGGTTGGAATGGAGAACAGTATTTACAGTGCTGGGAAGTAGACGAAATCATTTCAGGAACTGGATTTGGCATAAAAGAAGATGGACTTTGTGTCCGACCGGTTTACAAACAGATCGACAACGATGAATGGGAAATCATTGGATATAAGTTCTGTTAACGAAAACGAATGGTTGTAAAATAAAAGAAAACGGCTTGAAATATAGCCGTTTTTTTGTATGCGTATTCGTCACATATTTAGGATAACAAAACACATATAAGCAAATAAAAGGAGGATTTCAAAATGATTACAGCTCTGAAAGGATTTATCGAAATTGTGTATCCGGAGAAAGATGTGAGAACCATGATAAACGTTTCAAACATTGGATACATTTATGAAGGAATCAAAGATGGAATACCAGGAGTGTATTTAAAACTTTTGGTTGGCGGACCAAACGGTGACGAGATTTGGTGTTGTTGCTCTTACGAAGATATCAAAAAAGTTATTATGAAAGCAATGAAATAAGGAAAACGAAGGGATTGACAATTTATGTTGGTCCCTTTCTTTTTGTTTGCACTCTTGCGGACACATATTTAAGTATACAGAAAGAGAGGTGAAAAGATATGAGCAAACGAGATATCCGGGACCAAAAAGAAGTGGAGAGAAAAAGTGCGGCATCGGTTCAATCGTACCCAGATCAGAGTGTGACCAAAGAGGAGTGGCGACGAATGTGTGAACATGAAAAGAAATGGTGTGAATACCAGGAAGTCGCCGGAATGGATCGGTTACAAGCTCTGGGGTACATACAAGGGATGCCGACATTTGAGCCAATGTAAGCGAAAACGAAGAGACATAGAACACATATTTAGTTACGTAACAATAATAACTATCAAAGAAAAGGAGAGATGAATTATGAACAAGATAGTAAAACGTAACGGACAGGTTGTAGATTTTGAACCTGAAAAAGTAAGAAAAGCAATCGAGAAAGCAAATGCTGAGGTTGCAACAAGAGACAAACTTACAAAAGAGCAGATTGATACGATCGTAGAAGATGTAACAAAAACAGCTATGGGAGCAACTTATGACATGAATGTTGAGGAGATCCAGAACTTAGTGGAAGACGAACTCATGTTAGCGGGAAAATGCAATCTAGCTCGTCATTACATCAACTTCAGATCAAAAAGAGCGCTTGCAAGAAAAGCGAATACCACAGATGACGCAATTTTAAGTCTGATCGAGTGTGCAAACGAAGAAGTTAAACAGGAAAACAGCAACAAGAATCCAACTGTTGTATCTGTACAGCGTGACTACATGGCAGGAGAGGTATCAAAGGACTTAGCAAAACGAATCCTGCTGCCGGAAGACATCGTTGAAGCTCATGAGAATGGATTAATTCATTTTCACGATTCTGATTACTACAGTCAGCATATGACAAACTGTTGCTTGGACAACCTTGAAGACGCATTCGAAAATACAACTGTTATTAGTGAGACGATGATTGACAGACCAAAGAGCTTTTCAACTGCATGTAACATTGCAACACAGATGATTGCTCAGGTGGCAAGTAGCCAATATGGGGGTCAGACAATTACGCTTTCACACTTGGTTCCTTTTGTAGATGTAAGTCGAAAGAAGATCAGAAAACAGGTTGTGGATGAATTCAAGACCGCAGGAATCGAATTAAACGATGAAGCAATCAACAAGATTTCAGAAATGCGTTTGAAAGAGGAAATCGCTCGTGGTGTACAGATGATTCAGTACCAGATTATCACACTTATGACAACAAACGGACAGGCTCCATTTGTCAGTATCTTTATGTATCTGAATGAAGTCCCGGAAGAACAGAAAGATGACCTTGCAATGATTATCGAAGAAATGCTCCATCAGCGTATTTTAGGTGTAAAAAACGAAAAAGGTGTGTACATTACACCAGCGTTTCCAAAACTTTTATACGTGCTTGAAGAGGATAACATTAAAGAGGGCGACAGATATTTCTGGTTAACCAAGTTAGCGGCAGAATGTACTGCGAAAAGAATGGTTCCTGACTACATTTCCGAAAAAAAGATCAAAGAAATTAAAGAAGGAGATGCATTTCCATGCATGGGCTGCAGAAGTTTCCTTACCGTAGATCGTTATAGTGAGAATGTCGGTAACATTTCAAATGCCGGTAACTTTGACAAACACAAAGGTCATGTCTACTACGGAAGATTTAATCAAGGTGTTGTTACCTTAAACCTGGTTGACGTAGCATGTTCTTCTTATGGTGATATGGATAAATTCTGGGAAATCCTTGAGGAAAGACTGGAACTGTGTCATAAAGCATTACGATGCAGACATGAGAGACTGCTCGGAACTCCTTCAGATGTAGCTCCAATGTTATGGCAGCACGGAGTTTTAGCTCGTCTGAAAAAAGGCGAGACGATTGATAAGTTACTGTATAACGGATACTCAACAATTTCTCTCGGATATGCCGGTCTCTATGAGATGACAGAGAGAATGCTCGGTGTATCGCATACGGAGCCTACAAAAGGTCAGCCATTTGCGATGAAAGTTATGCAGGCTTTAAATGACGCATGCGAAAAATGGAAATCAGCTGAAAATATCGATTATTCAGTATATGGAACTCCATTGGAGTCAACAACTTATAAGTTTGCGAAATGCTTAAAGAAGAGATTCGGAGTGATCCCAAATGTAACAGATCACGATTATATTACCAACTCGTACCATGTATCTGTTAGAGAAAAGATCAATGCGTTTGATAAATTATCATTCGAGTCTCCGTTCCAGAAGTTGTCACCGGGTGGTGCAATTTCGTATGTAGAAGTACCAGACATGAAAGGAAATATTCCAGCCGTTATCGCAGTAATTCAGTACATTTATGAGAATATCATGTACGCTGAACTCAATACAAAGAGTGATTATTGTATGAAATGCGGATACGACGGAGAGATCCAGATTGTGGAAGAAGAGGATCAGGAAACACATAAGAAGAAACTTGTGTGGGAATGCCCGAACTGCCACAACAGAGATCAAAATCAGATGTCAGTAGCCAGACGTACCTGTGGATTGACGAACTAGTCCACGTTAAACAGGATAAATTGCGGGGAGGTCCCCATAATACTGATTCGCTAAAGCGGAACTGGAAACGGTATACGTAAACGCGGTACGCATTTAGAATGCAACAGCCTGAAAAGGTAGAAACCATAAAAAGAAATCAGAGTAGGGATTACCGAGTGTGCAAGTCACTCAGACGCATCGAAACACCTAACCTATTGTAAAAAACAATAGTAGGCAGACAGTGATGTTTGCGGATTGCTTTACATAAGCAATTGCTGGTGGACGTTCAGAGACTATAATTCCTGGGTTTAGTATTTGTCACAAATATGTAAGCAATTGTATAGTCCACTCCTAAATGAATAGTTTAGGTATTAAGGATATTGGTACACAGTTCTGGAATCAGGGAAGAACCGAAGAAATCAGAGATCGAGTTCTACATCTGTAAATCGAAAAGAGTCAGCCTACGGGTTGGCTCTTTTGTTTTTGTGTGTCTTCAATTCGCTCATATTTATATAAACCAAAATAAAGGAAGAAGATACCTATGATAAAAGAAATTGACGGATTTACAGGATATTTTGTATCAGATGAAGGAAAAGTATATTGTAATTTAGGAAAAGGGAATAGAAGAAATGGAAATACTATTGATTTATACGAGATAAAACCAAGACTAACAAAGAATGGATATGCAAGAGTTTATATGAGATGCGATAAAACAGGGAAACGTACTGATCGCTATATTCATAGACTTGTAGCAGAAGCATTTATTCCTAATCCACTCAACAAAAAGTATGTAAATCATATTAATTTTATTAGAAACGATAATCGTGTTGAAAATTTAGAATGGGTAACCGTAAAAGAGAACACAAATATTACGGAACAAGTAAATCATATTATAAGAGATGCATACGGTAGATATCAAAGCAACTACACATATACTTTAATGTAAATTTTTGATGTTATCTTCATCCCATATTTATAATTAGCTCTGTGGAGTGTTTATACTAACAATAATCAGAAAGGAATGTAAAAACTTATGACATCAAAAACAACTCAAAACCAAAACGCAACAACACGCTGGTCTGTAATGCTTGGTGTTAATCCTGGATATGATAATACGGTCCATTTTACGCCAGATTTGGCCATCCAAAAAGCTATTCCCTTCATCAGACAGCGTTTTTCCGGTTACTCGGAAGTTGGTGTAGCACCTGCTGCCGCTGTCTACAATCGGGCATGGGGATGTCCTGATGGCGGAGAAGTCGGTGTCGTTCTAAAAGGAAACATAAAAGGAAACATGAGCGAGGATCAGAAAGAACAGATTGAAGAATCACTCGCTGCTTTGATGGCTGATCTTGGTCAGTCAACAGGTACAGTCGAATACGAATCATTAAGTATCAATGGATGTGATCATCGCAATAGCACCTATATTCAGAACGAATACGAAGAAAACGTAGAAAGATCTGAAGACACACTGATCAAATCAAGCTTTACGGATAACGAAAGCGGTATCCATTTTCACATCCGATTGCGCGGAGATATGGAAGAGATCGGAAATCTGTTGCAGAATCAAATGGAAACCGTAGAAGATGGAGAGTATACGGTGACTGGTGTGCTGACAAGAGAGAACGTTGCAGTATGTTATAAGGGCACACAAAATCTGGTATTTGCACCAGACTGTAATGCATATTTGGACGCCTTAAATAAGGTCGTTGAAACAGTGCAGGATTATTTGTGTGGAGATCCAGTAATCGACGTCTCATCAGTGGGCGACGAAATCAATGATGTTCCAAACAAACCGTTATTATCAGACGGAACTGAAGATTTTGATCCAGGAGATGATCTCTAATTGATCGAAATCAAGAACTCCCTCATCTTTAGATGAGGAGTTAGAACCCAGAGTTACGATATCTAAAGCGCACATTACGAAGGCAGAATATTTAATCGTAACCGGAAGAATCGAGCCCCTAATATCTGACACATTCAGGTATTTCGGGCTCTTTCTTTTTGGTTACGAATATATTAATATGCTGCCTTTTGATCCATATTTAGGATAACGAATCAGTACACAAAAAGGAGAGACTATTATGTATGATATGGATGTAAACGAAATCAAACAGCTTATCAAAAAGTCAAAAATGGAAAACGGGATGACAAAAGACGAGGCAACTTTGAACTATTATGACGAACTTTCGTTGCTGCTTGAAGATATCGAGTACTTTACTTTGTATTTGAAACGACACAAAACAAGTAAATTCAACTTCGATATCAAAGTCAATTATGGCAGTTCTTCGAAATCATTCATGGATATCTGGAAACTGTACGAATATCGCAAAGACAGAGAGAGTATCGATGCTACGTTTGCAAAGTTTTCGCTTCTGCAGGTTATTATCGAAGATTTGGCAAACGATACATATGTATACGGAACTCATGAGATCCAGAGATTTATTTTAAACTTTGAATCTGAAGATGGATTGAAAATCGAGGACTATGTATCTGATTTTGTTAACTCCAATTCTGCTTCAAAAGTAAAGAACAAGATCGATGCTATTAAACACGAACCGGTTTTGGATCCAGAGCTTGCGAAAACTGTAAGAGCAATTATGCGGGAACAGAATATTTAATCGTAACCGAAAGAATCGAGCCCATAATATCTGACACATTCAGGTATTTCGGGCTCTTTCTTTTTGGTTACGAAATGTATTAATCTGCTACACTCTGCTCCATATTTATGGAAAACGGGTGTATGGAGGTCTGTTTTATGAGCAAATTGAAACATTTTGTAGTCTTGTTTTTATCATTATTCATTCTTGTTGGTACCATGTCCGGATGCGCAGAACTTGTGTCCTCAGAAACGATCACGGTCAACGCGGAAATCAGTAATACATATCATAGCGGTTTTTATCAAACTCCAATGAAGATCGGAAATACGACAACCTATATAACGCCCCCTGAAAGTTGGGCTACGTATATCATATACGAAGACAAAGAATATGTGATTGGGACAAAAGAGATATACGATCTCTGCAAAGACAGAAATGGAGAAACAGTGCAGGCTACATTTATCGTCAAAACATATGATAACGGCACTGTCATATACAATTTAACCGACGTCGAATAATGGGAAACAAGAGAGTCATCCATGAGGTGGCTCTTTTTGTATGCCCATATTTCGGTTTTGTATATTGTATTCAGTATTTACCCTCTTTGGAACCCATATTTAGTGCATCTAAAAAAAGAAAGAGAGATGCACTATATGGATAACAAAATTATCAGCTTGTTTTCCGGATGTGGCGGAATGGATCTCGGGTTCGAACGAGCTGGTTTCGAAATCCCGGTCGCCAATGAATTCGATGCCACAATCTGGGAAACGTACAAACGAAATCATAAAAATACGCATCTAATTGAAGGCGACATCAGAAATGTAACTAAATCAGATCTTGAACCCTATCTTAGGTTGCGACCAGGAGAACAATTGGCAGGAATTATAGGCGGACCACCATGTCAGTCGTGGTCAGTAGCCGGATCCGGAAAAGGAATTGAAGATAAGCGAGGACAGCTTTTCTTTGAATATATTCGTGTACTCCGGGAATTTCGACCACAATTCTTTGTAGCTGAGAATGTTCCCGGGATGATATCAAAGAAACATGCGGATGCGGTTGATCGGATCCTTTCTTTGTTTGCTGAGTCTGGTTACAACGTTTCCGTATACAAAACAAATGCTTGTAACTATGGATTAGCGCAAACGAGAGAACGGATCTTCTATATTGGCATCCGAACTGATCTTGATATTTCATTTGTATTTCCAGACGGAGATCCAGAACATATTGTAACACTGAAGGATGCTATTTGGGATTTACGAGACAATGCTGTTCCAACACTTGCAAGAAACAAACGTAATCCTGCAGCGGTTAATAACCATGAATATTATGTTGATAGTTATTCTCCGGTATTTATGTCCAGAAACCGTGTCCGCAGCTGGGATGAGCCTGGTTTTACAGTGCAGGCATCCGGACGCCAATGTCAGATACATCCAAACGCACCAAAAATGCAGCAGATATCAAAAGATTCGTACTGTTTTGTCCCGGGTGCTAAAGATCGGTATCGAAGAATGAGCGTCCGAGAAGTAGCAAGACTACAAGGGTTTCCGGATGATTTTGAATTCATGTATGAAAATGCGAATAATGGATACAAAATGATCGGAAACGCAGTACCAGTTAATATGGCAGAAGCGATTGCTAGAAATCTGATGAATGCATTGAAAGCCAGCCTCGATATTTCAAATAGTACTATGGAAGGCTAAGCAAATTAGAGATCGACTTTATATTGGGGTTGGTCTCTTTTTGTTTCCAGTGTTTTTGTGTGCGATGGTTTTAACCCATATTTAGGATAACAAACACACACACAATAAAGGAGGAAACAAAATGAGTGAAGCAACAAAAATGAGTGAACCTGTACATGGATACAAAGTGTTTAATCCAGATTGGACATGTAAACCAATCGGGGGTTCAAGCAAACAGTATACCTGTCCAGGTAAATTCGAAGAAGAAGGAGAACTTGAAATTTGCGAACATGGAATGCATTTCTGTCAAACAGCTGCCAAATGTTTTAATTATTATGAATTTAACAGCAAAAACAAGGTTGCAGAGGTGATCGCCTATGGGGATGTTATAACAGACGGTAACAAATCGTGTACTAACAAGCTGGAAATCGTACGTGAAGTCCCATGGGAGGAAGTACTAAGCCTCGTAAATGTTGGAAAAAATTGTACTGGTTTACGTAACACGGGAAACGAAAATGCTGGGAACTGGAATGCTGGAGCTTGTAACGAAGGAGACTGGAATACCGGTGACCGTAATATTGGTGACAGTAATACTGGAAATTACAACACAGGTGATTATAATACTGGAGGTCGTAATTCCGGAAACTGTAACACTGGATGTGCTAATGCTGGAAAAGGTAATGCTGGAGGCAGAAACGATGGGGACTGGAATGCTGGGGATTGTAATGAAGGGAATTACAACACAGGTGACTACAACAGTGGAGACAGCAACACCGGAACCTGGAATATTGGAAAACATAATTCTGGTAACTGTAACATTGGCAGCTGGAATACCGGGGACTGGAACAAATCATTTTTTAATACCGGCTGTTTCAACACAGAAGAAACAACAATTATGATGTTTAACAAACCATCGAATTGGACTTTTCGTTATTGGTTAGAATCCAATGCAAGGTTTTTGTTAACTCAGATGCCAAAAAGAACAGTCGAATGGGTAGATAAAGAGGATATGACTGATGAAGAAAAAGAGTTGCATCCGACTTATGAAATAGCAGGCGGTTACCTGAAAAGACTGAAAAACTTGGATCTTATTCAGTCTTGGTGGGATAATCTTTCTCTGATGGAGAAGGATGCCATCAAAGCGATTCCGAACTTTGATCCTGATATTTTCTACGAGTGCACAGGAATCAGAGCGGACTAAAAATGCAAAGAGGAGACTTCAATTGAGGCCTCTTTCTTTTTGTTTCCGTTTCTTTTGTGTGCAGTAGTTTAGTCCCATATTTAGGATAACAAGAACTCACACACAATAAAGGAGGAAACGAAAAATGATTAATGTTACAAGATTAAGCGACAGAGCGTATGGATACAAGGTATTTAATCCTGACTGGTCCTGTAATCCCCGAGAACATGATGCACAGGGACAATATACTTGTCCAGCTAGATTTGAAGACGACGAAATGGATGTCCAAAAACGTGGAATGACATTTCGTACGAACCCAATTGGTTATTTCAAATCTGGATTTTACAAGTTTGATAGCAATACTCATGTAGTCGAAGTAATAGCTTACGGCGATATTGGAAAAAGTGAACATGGTACGCTATGTTGGACAAACAAACTTGAAATTGTTCGGGAACTTTCCTGGGAAGAAGTTTTAAGTCTTGTTAATATCGGCAAGGATTGTACTGGAATTGGTAACACAGGCGAATGTAATACTGGAAATTATAACTCTGGTTCTGACAACGAGGGTGACCGGAATGTAGGTTATTACAACTCAGGACGCGGAAATGTAGGAGATCATAACACTGGAGACCATAATACAGGAAACCATAACAGCAGCTATGATAATACTGGACATTACAATTCTGGGTACAGAAATTCAGGAGATTATAACGCAGGATGTTATAATACCGGGAAGTCAAATACAGGAGATTATAATATAGGTAATTACAATGACGGTGATTACAACACTGGCGATCAAAATACTGGACATCATAATACTGGACGCAAGAATGTAGGAGATCGCAATACAGGTTATGAAAATACAGGAAATAATAATACCGGAAACAATAACAGAGGAAAGAGTAATACTGGAAATTATAACTCTGGAAATTATAATACCGGAAATCGAAACATTGGAAACCGAAATACTGGCGACTGGAACCTGTCTTCCTATAATAATGGCTGCTTTAATACAAAAGAGCCAACAATTATGCTGTTCAACAAACCATCAAACTGGACTTATAGTCAGTGGTTAAAAAGTAGAGCGTGTCATCTGCTGAACGATATTCCAAATCGTACAGTTGAATGGATTTGGTCAGACAACATGACTGATGAAGAAAAAGAATTAAATCCAGGTTATGAAACAGTAGGCGGATACCTTAAAGTTTTCTCACAGGATGAAAACCGTAATATGGTTCAAGAGTGGTGGGATGAATTAGATGATTCTGAAAAGAAGACAATTCTTTCAATTCCGAATTTTGACGCAGACATTTTCTATAAATGTACTGGTGTAAATGTACAGCTTGAGTCCTAACAAAAATCAGAGACTGACCTTTTGGTTGGTCTCTCTTTTGTTTCAGGTGTTTTTGTGTGCAGTAGTTAGTACCATATTTAGGTTAACCAATAAAGCACACAATTCAAGGAGGAAACAAGTATGCCAGAGAAAAAAGATATGTCCAACAGTTGCGATTTCATGTATCAAGATTATTGGACAAAAGCGAACGTAACGCACGAACTCACACGGGAAGACTGGATGCGATGGTACAACGAACATTGTGCTAATTGTAAGTACATGTGCGAGATCTGCATGTACGGAGAAGACTAATCAAAGAATAGAGTCTAAAATGTTTGAGAGATTCAGACATTTCGGGCTCTTTCTTTCGATTGCAAACATGTTTCGTTTCCGGTTACTTTGTGTGTAATAATCTTATCCCATATTTAAGATAACGATGGACACACAAACAAGGAGGAAACAAAAATGATAAGAATGAGCAAAGAAGAAATCAAGAAGAGATATGGTTTAAGAGCAAACAGTCAGGAAAAGATGTTAAAAATGCTTTGCATGATAAGTCTTTTCGATTGGGAATTCCCAATGTTTGACCAGATTGATGAATTTTTCAAGACACAGCCGAGAACAGCAATCGAATGCTTTGATGAAATCTGGAAAGCAGATGATGCTCTTATAGTTTTAGACTGTGCGAACGCAATCAAAGAAAACGAACATATCTTTTTGGAGACGAGAAGCGGTTATGACGAAGTGAAGCCTTATGTAAAGGAATCCTGGAGTGATATCTTTAAGATCGAATCACGACCATTTCCGAATTACGACGAATTATCAAACAAGTATTACAAGATGTCTGATAAGGTTGCAGGAACAGAGTTGGAACAGTACTTAGAAAAACCGACAATTCCGTATATGAACGTGCTTACAGTCACAGAAGAAGGACGTATTTTGTATAGCGCGTTAAGAGCAATCGAAAACCAGCTTTAAATAGAACAAGGGATCTCACATATGAGGTCTCTTTTCTTTTTGTTTCCGGATGTTTTGTGTGTAGCAGTCCAGTCCCATATTTAAAACAAATAATTAAGTACACATAAAGGAGGAAACAAAATGAGTGATGAGACCAAAAAGAATGAATCTGTACACGGATATAAGGTATTTAGACCGGACTGGACTTGCAGTCCATGCGGGAATACAAAACAGTATACATGTCCAGGCAAGTTCGAAGAAGAAGGAGAAATCGAAGTTTGTGGCAACGGAATGCATTTCTGTCAAAAAGCAGCAAACTGTTTCAATTATTATGGCTTTGACAGTAAAAACAAAGTTGCCGAAGTAATCGCTTACGGTGATGTCGTAACAGAGGGTGATAAGTCATGTACAAATAAGCTCGAAATCGTGCGGGAACTCTCCTGGAAAGAAGTATTAGATCTTGTTAATACTGGCAATGACTGTACTGGGTTAAAAAACACTGGAAATGAAAATGCTGGGAATTTGAATTCTGGAGATTATAATACTGGAGATTTCAACACTGGCGATGATAACAGAGGATATTGGAATTCTGGAAACCAAAATTCTGGACATTATAATACAGGATCTCAAAATTCAGGGAACAAAAACACTGGCTCTTATAATAGCGGTGGTTGGAATTCTGGTGATTGTAATTCAGGAGATTTTAACATAGGTTATGAAAATTCAGGCAGTAATAACACTGGATGTAAGAATGCTGGGTATTATAATACCGGTGACGAAAATATTGGTAACTGTAATACGGGGGATAATAACACAGGTGATCTTAATAGTGGACATTTTAACCTGGGAGCTGAAAATACAGGCAATCGGAATCTTGGTGATTCTAATTCTGGAGACTGGAATAAATCATCTCACAATTCTGGTTGTTTCAACACCGAAGAACAAAAAATCATAATGTTCAATAAGCCCTCTAACATGACTTATACTGACTGGCAGGATAGCGATGCATGCGCTTTGTTAGACAGTATGCCAGACGTATCAACAAAATGGGAAAAAGAAGCTTGTATGACCGATGACGAGAAGACTTCTTACCCAACCTACAAAACAACAGGTGGATACCTGAAGGTTATTAACAACATAGAGGGTAGACAAAAATGGTGGAATGATCTTTCGGATTCCGACAAAGCTGTCATTAAAGCAATTCCAAACTTTGATCCTAATATTTTCTTCGAATGTACAGGAATCAAGGTAAATTAATCACAAACTAGAGACTGACCAATCGGTTGGTCTCTTTTTGTTTCCGATTTTTTTTTGTGTGCCGCAGCCAAACACATATTTAGGATAATAAAAATGTTACACACAAAAAGGAGGAAACAAAATGAGTAAAGTGACAGAAACAAACGGACCAATACACGGATACAAGGTATTTTATCCGGATTGGACCTGTAGACCAAATGATAGGGCGATATCAAAACAATATTCATGTCCTGGAAAGTTTGTAGAAATGGGTCATCTCGATCTCAGCGAACATGGAATGCATTTTTGTACACGTTTATCGGACTGTTTTTCTTATTATAGCTTTAATCCTGAAAACAAAGTAGCCGAAGTGGTTGCTTATGGAAAAGTTATAACAGATGGTAATAAGTCGTGTACCAATAAGCTCAAGATAATTCGCGAACTTTCATGGGATGAAGTATTGCATCTTGTCAATATGGGTGATCTTTGTACCGGTTTTGAGAATACAGGCGGTCTTAATTCAGGAAATCGAAATGCAGGCAACGGAAATTCTGGATCATATAATTGCGGACACAGAAATTCTGGAGACTTTAATACCGGAAATAACAATTTCGGTAGTAACAACACAGGTGGTCAAAATATTGGAAGCGGTAATGTAGGTTCCTATAACGTAGGTACAGGAAATACAGGTTATGAAAATTTTGGAAATTATAATTCTGGTCGCAAAAACACAGGAAGTTATAATTCAGGATCGAAAAATGCAGGAAAATACAATTCCGGAAATAATAACACCGGCAGTAAAAACAGTGGTGATCATAATTTTGGAGACAGAAACGCAGGTGACTGGAATCAGTCATCTAATAATTCTGGCTGTTTCAATGTAAAAGAGCACAAGATCATGATGTTCGATAAGCCGTCAAACATCACTTATGAAGACTGGCTCTGTTCGGACGCAAGATATTTGTTAAACCAGATGCCTGGGTTCAATGTTGACTGGGTGTTCGAAGTAGATATGTCTCAAAAAGAAAAAGACAGGCATCCAAGTTATAAAACAGCAGGTGGATTCTTAAAAATACAGGATGATTGTAGTCGTGTTCAATATTGGTGGGATAATCTTTCGGATACGGAGAAGGATACCATTAAAGCGATTCCGAACTTTGATCCTGATATCTTTTACGAATGTACCGGAATCAGAGTAGGGGTATTAAAAACAGATGTATCCGACAATAACGAACCCGTAGTCGAAAAACCCGACAGTGAAAACATCGATAGAGGTGAAACACTGAAGCGTATTCCTGATTACCTTATGCTTATAGACAAAATGCCTGTATATAACAGTCGTCATAGAAAACAGCGAGGAATTGATGATATCAAAAAGATTATGCGTGACCTTAAGTATGATGAGGAAGATATCGACGCTGTAGATGAACGATTCTGTGAGGGATTCGAAACTGCAAGACAGATTGCAACAGACATGTTAAGAGAAAGATTTCATGAGTGCACAAAAACAAACTAGTTAAAATACAAGGAAGAGACTTCAATCGAGGTCTCTTTCTTTTCGTTTCCAGAGTATTAGTGTGCAGAAATCAGACACATATTTAGGATAACAAAAACATCACACACAAAAAAAAAGGAGGAAACAAAATGAGTAAAGTGACAGAGACAAATGGACCAATACACGGATACAAGGTATTCAATTCAGATTGGACCTGTGATCCGTTAGGATTCAAACCAAAGCAATATGCGTGCCCTGGTAAATTCGAAATAGAAGGGGAACTTGAAATTTGCCATAATGGAATGCATTTCTGCCAAAAATTAGCAGATTGTTTTGAATATTATGCGTTCAATTCAGAAAACAAAGTAGCCGAAGTGATTGCTTATGGGAAGGTTCTTATAAGTGAAAGTGAGAAATATGGTAACAAATTATGTACCAATAAGTTAGAAATCGTACGTGAAGTTCCATGGAGTGAAGTGATAGCTCTTACCAATCTTGGAAATAATTGCACTGGATTTTCTAACACCGGTAACGATAATGCCGGAAGTTACAACACAGGACGTAAGAATACTGGTCATAGTAATACTGGATCTGGTAATGCTGGAAGTCACAACACAGGAGCTTTTAATATTGGAGGTTTTAACACAGGAGATCGCAACCTCGGATACAACAATGCTGGTGATTATAACGCTGGTCATAGAAACACCGGAGATCAAAATGCAGGCAATAGAAATACCGGAGATTATAATCCAGGATTTGGAAATGTTGGAGATAATAACAACGGAGACATGAATACAGGCAACTGGAATTATGGAAGTAATAACGTAGGAGACTGCAACATTGGTAATTTTAATACCGGTGACTGGAATGCATCTTCTTACAACACCGGTTGTTTTAACACAGAAGTACCAACAATGACGCTGTTTAACAAACCATCAGATTGGACTTATTACGATTGGTTAGAATCCGATGCAAGATTGCTATTGATGAGTATACCAAAGGAAACGATTCAATGGATAGATAAAGAGGACATGACTGACGAAGAAAAAGAAGTAAACCAAAGTTATGAAACAGCAGGTGGATACTTTAAAGTTTTCTCACAGGATGAAAATCGTAATATGGCTCAAAAGTGGTGGAATGAATTAGATGATTCTGAAAAGAGATGTATCTTTGCGATTCCAAATTTCGATGAAGATATCTTTTATAGATGTACGGGAATCAAAGTGTATTAAACTCACACTAGAGACTAACCGATTGGTTGGTCTCTTTTTGTTTCCAGAGTATTTGTGCGCAGCAGTCTTATACCATATTTAGGATAACAAAGAACAAACACACATAAAAAGGAGGAAACAAAATGAGTGAAGTAACAAAGATGAGTGGACCCGTACGTGGATACAAGGTTTTTTATTCGAATTGGACCTGTAGACCAGCAGGAGCTAAACCAAAGCAATATACTTGTCCTGGTAAATTCGAGGAAGAAGGAGAAATTGAAATTTGTGGTCACGGAATGCATTTTTGTACCCGGTTATTAGATTGTTTTAATTATTATTCGTTTAACCCAGAAAACAAAGTTGCTGAAGTGGTTGCTTATGGAGATATCAAAACAAATGGTGAAAAATCGTGTACTAATAAGCTTGAAATCGTACGCGAACTTTCCTGGGAAGAGGTATTACAGACTGTTAACACAGGTCTTGATAATTCCGGAATTGGTAATTCTGGAGATTGCAATAAGGGAAATTGCAATACTGGCGATCAAAATTCTGGACACAGAAACTCTGGTGATAGAAATCTTGGATACAAAAATACAGGTTGCGAAAACTATGGAAATCGAAACACAGGAGACAAGAACATTGGAGACAGTAACGTAGGTGATAACAACAAGGGAGATAGAAATGTTGGAGATTGGAATTATTCTTCGTTCAATTTTGGTTGTTTCAATACGGATACAGAATCAAAGATGAGGTTCTTTAATAAACCATCAGACTGGGCACCGATCGATTGGTTTGCATCCGATGCAAGAGCTTTATTATCCGATATTTCACTTACCGTGTATAAAGGGAAAGATGATCACTATGATTACTACTCGTCAATCGAGGATAGACAGAACTGGTGGGATAACCTGTCAGAAAAAGACAAAAATGTCATTAAAGAACTCCCAAACTTTGATCCGGAGATTTTCTACAGATGCACCGATATCAAAGTAGACTAAACTTACATTAGAGACTGACCGATTGGTTGGTCTCTTTTGTTTCCGAAGTATTTGTGTGCGGTAGTTCATTCCATATTTAAGATAGCCAATAAATTTAGCACATATAAAAGGAGAAAACGAAGATGAAACACAATGTAACAAACAAAAGAGGGTTATTGGTTTTAGCGGTCCTGATCATGTCTTTGTATCTTACCGGATGTTATTCTGATCTTAGCGAGAATTCAAACGAAAGCACTCAAATAACAGAGCAGAGAGCAGATTCAAAATCAGTATCTGATTCTTTAGAACCGGTTTTTGTAAAGTACGATGACACATGGCATATCTATTATCGAAATCCAGATGATAAAGAAATTAATCGTCTGTACGATAAGAATGGAGTAGATGTTGGATGTATTACATCGTATTATAGTTTTACCCTTGGGGAATACAATACTATGAGATTATCCTTTGAGGACGAAAATGGAGATCAGAACCACTCCTATGTTATGGTCGATGCAATTCTTGACGTCGATTCATATCGTTTATCATTAGAAAACGAAGGAACGGATGACGACTGGTCTGCGTTCGGTTTGGAGAATCCGAACGAATAGGATCCGCCAAAATGTAACCAAAAACGAAAGAGAAAAGAATCTGCATACAAATATGTGGGTTCTTTTTCTTTTGGTTACAGAAGAAACGGATCCGAAATATTAAGAAATCTGACGAGGTTTCCAAAAAGTGAGCCTTATTAATGGTAGACAAACTGTGAACAAACGTACGTATACAAGGAGGGAAATATTATGTTGGACGTTGTATTTAGTGTTTTGCTTGTTGGAACTATTTTGTTTGGTATTCTATCTGATTCTGAAGATCGTGGTGTCGCTATATTGGAGATAATTATCATTGCCAGTGCATGTATATACTTTAGTTGGTAGCCGGATGTTTTCGTATCAAGATGTTTTTTCTGCCGTTATTTCATCTCCAATTAATCGGATACAAAAAGAGATGACAACGGATGATCAACTACAAAGTTAGTGTTTCTGTTGTTATTATACCAGAACGAAATACATATTTAAGATAACCAACAATTACACACAAAGAAAAGGAGAATATTATTATGCTTATCTTTTTAGTCGCACTTATTGCTATGATTGTTTTCTATATCGTATACACAGAAACGATGTTTACAAGCATTGGTGAAATAGCAGAAAGGTTATCATCCATTGCGTTTTGGGTTGTTTTCGTTTCCTTTATCATCTTTGTTTTGGTTCATATTGGAACAGACTCAAAGATTATGAAAAACGAGATCAGATACAACGCTTTGCTTAACGAAGTAAAGATTGCGGATGCAGGAAACGATGATGCTGCAAAAATATTGGCAATCCAGAATGTTTCTGAATGGAATCAGAAAGTCAAAGAAGACAAATACTGGACGTGCAATCCATGGACATCCTGGTATCATAACGAGAAAGTTGTCGATGCAGAAAAGGTTATCAAGTTACCATGGAACACAGACAACGATTAACAAGAAAAAGAGAGTTTGCCTTATGGCGGGCTCTTTTCTTTTCGTAGCCTGATGTTTTCGTTGTCGTTATTTCGTGTCCGCTGAAGTTGATTTTATATATAGTGTCCAATAAATCGGACACAAAAAGAGAGGGCAACGAATGATCGGCTACAAAATTACGGTATCTGTTGTAATTGTGTTCGAACGAAGCACATATTTAGGACAACAAACAAAACGTACACATATAAGGAGGAATTAAAATGTTATTATTTTTATTAACCGTTGGAGCTATTTTATCAATCATCGGTGTCGCTTTGTTAGCAGTCTGTAGTATCAAATATGGTTACGATGCAGAGACTCTTGGCAAGAGTTTGCTGATTGCTGGTATGTTGCTTGTGTTTATCGCTGGCGGCGTATACATTGGCGTAACATACGTCAATCCAATGATCGGTGCATAAAAGGAAAGAGCTTGCCTTCATGGTGGGCTCTTTTCTTTTCGTAGCCAGGCGTTTTTGTTGCCGCTATTTCGTGTCCACTGAAGCTGATTTTTGTATAAAGTATTCAATAAATCGGACATAAAATGGAGGCAACGAGAGATCGGCTACAAACTCAGTTAGATCACAAGCATAGAACGCATATTTAATAAGTATATCAATAAATTGAATTATCTAAGTAAATAAATGTAGAAAGGAAAGGATTTCATATGAGTTTTTTTAGTATAAAAGATTTTATAGATTCCGGTAAAAAATCATTGCGTGATAAAAACTATTGGGCAGCATTATCAGTAGCCCTTATGTTACCCAGTATGTGCTCTCGATTAACTTATGCAGATAATGAAGAATATTTCAAATCAGATCATTTACCAAGAGATAAAAAATGTTATATAGACTGGTGTAACGAATACATAAAAGATAGTTGGATAATATCTTGTTTAGGTGAAAAATATGCAGAAGTTTTATATAGCCTTAGATGTGATATCGTACATGCTGGTTGCGCTGATATTTATTCAGATAAAAAAAGAGTATATCTATTTTTAGGCGATAACTGTATTGCTACAGAACTTACAAAATATCGAATCATAGATATTTCAACTCTATGTGATGTGATTTTTGATTGTTCTGATATATGGAGTACAAATTTTGGGGATTCGAAAATTAAGTATAATTATGTTTTTGATAGAAGAAATCATAAAGACATGTCGCTTTATAATAAATTATGTGACGAAGAACGTATTGATTACTCAAAAGAATAATTTGACAAAGAGATGATGTACCCAATAATCCGGACACAAAAAAAGGAGCCCACTAAAAAGCAGGCTCAACTTCTTTTGTTTAACAGCAGACTCCCAGAAATTTTGCTATTCTGGGATCAAAATCAGAATCGATGTCCATCATCATATCCTCATGAATCTGTTCGAGTTCTGCTTTTTGAGAAGCATACTCAGATTCGTACAAACCTGTTGCAAACTCTAATTTTGTAAGCATTCTTGCGAAATACTCTTTGTTCGCATCAGAGTTTGATGAGTCTCTGACCAAAAGACAGATATCAAGAGACGTAATCTGCGTACTGATTTCACGCATAGTATCTCTTGTAACGACCTTATAAAGAGTCATAAAGTCGTCATCTGGATCATCTTTTGACAGAATATAACGCTTTCCATCATAGACAAATTTGATCTGACTTTCTGTTACCTTTGCAATGTAAAGGTTGTCAAGATTCTTGATTTCGATACTGAAGTCTGCAGTATCATTCTTTAAAATACGCATGTTCAATTCCTCCTTGAATGTGTATGCATTTATTTGTTGTATTAAATATGGGATTGAAGAAAGCGAAATAACAAAAAGAAAAGACACACAGTAATAACTGCATGTCTTCCTTTGCGTTTACAATTTATTTGGACTCGGCAACTTTCTTGAGAAACTCTTGTACATCATCACGTTTCAGGAATTCTTCTTCCTTCTCATCTGTAAATAAGGAGAGGTCAGATTTTGAAGCCAAAGCCTCTCTGTAAGAATGAGAAGTAATATCCAAAGCTGTCGTTGCTTCACGTCTGGAGACTGGATTCTCGGCTTCTGTTGTATCAGGATTGTACTTTTTCCAATATTTCCGATGAAAGTACAAAACTGATAATGCATCTTTGTTTATAAGTGCATTGATTGGCACATATAGACGATGGTATGTGGTTTTCCCGTTTTCAGATTTTTCTGGGAATCCAACAGAAATCATGTCGGTATACCTTTCTGGATCATTCCAGCGCAAATTAGGATTAGAAATCGGTTTTTCTTCCCAAACATGATCATAATCTTTCATGTATGGGAAATCTCTTCCCAAAATCTGCGGAAGTATCATAGCTCTAATTGTCTCATCTGTGTAGGATTTTGAACCGTGACCAGATGTTTTAAAGAATTCATCATTGATATCCTTAATCTGGTCATTAAGTCTTGCAATTTCTGCTTTGATATCATCGATCTTCTGTTTCTTTTCTGCCCATTCGTCTTCGTATAAACTGGTCGCAAATCCAAGTTCTGTAAGAGCCTTTGCAAAATATTCACGATCGAGATTACTATAAGTTATAGTAAGTGGGTGACGTTTGGATACGTCTCTGATAAACCATGAAATACGAATTGACTTGTCAGTAGAGTATATGAACCTCATATTCACAAACCCATAATCGTTTGTGAAAATTCGCTCATAGAAGTACAGTAAAGAGTTGCAAAAATCACTGACATCGATAATCGCAAAATGCCGATCCTCGTAATCAAAATACAGCTTTCGAAGCGTTACTTTAGTGATTCGAAGTTGCATGATATCTTCAATGTTAAGTGGTGCTGGATTGAAATCATCATTTCCGTCATTAGAGTTACCAAGTCCTGTTTTATTAATATTACCCATTGTTTTGATCTCCTTTCGTTTGATCTATTTTATTTGGTATCCTAAATATGTGCTCGAAAGAGACAAAAGAAAAGACACACAACAATCGCTGCATGTCTTTCTCCAGGTTTAGGAACTTATTCGGCAACTTTCTTGAGGAACGCCTGAACGTCATCACGCTCAATGAATTCCTTTTCTCTGGCGTCGTATTTACCGAAACCGTAATCGTGCCAGTATTTCAGATGACAGTCAATAATTGCCTGTGCATCTTTTCCCATCAAAGCCGAGATAGGAGTGTACAGGGAATGTGCTATCACTTTTCCATCTTTTGTTTCCTCTGGAAAGCCAATATAGATCCAGTCATTGAAACTGAAATCTTTGTACACGTCAATCTTAAAACAATCTTTCAGGTATGGTAAGCGTCTCATCAATAAGTACTTCGAAACATCCCCAGATTCACACTGATAGCTATTTGCTATAATATAAAAAGTCGCAGGCTTCCGGACTTTACGCGCCCAGGAACCTTTATATTCTGTAAATTCAGAATATCCCTGACTTTTGTAAATAGCAGTACAGTAACCAATAGGTTCTCCTTCTGGTCTTGCTCCCGGAACAGCGATTTCTGTTGACAGACTAGATTTACTCATATAACGAGCCGCCGCTGCAACAATCTCATCGTCTGTGAAATACTGGGACATGTACTTATAGTCGCACCAGAACATAAGCACATATTTCCGGAAGTCTGGATCAGCAAGTCTATCTTCCATTTCTTTACGGCGTTTGTTCCTTTCGGCTTCTTTCTGTAAACCAACGGCATCCTTTACAAGACGCATCATCAGTTCCTCTTCTGTGATATCAACATACTGTTTAATAAGTTCGATATCGATTAAATTATTCTTTGCCATGTTTTTATTCTCCTTTTCTTAATTGTTTATTGTATTAAATATGTGTTTTGTCAGGCGCAAACATTTCGAAACAGTCATTTAGATGTCCGACGAAACGTTCCAGCTATAGGAAACATGTATTGAACATCATTAGTTATAGGTTTCGTTTATATATATAGCGCCCAAAATATGAGAACACAAACAAGAGACAACAAAAAGAGACTGGCATTAACCAGTCTCAATTTTTGTTTGTTATCGTTCGAAACCTAAGACAGAAGCAATTTTATCTGCCAGAACATCATAATCAGTACCGTAGATGATAGCAGAACAGTCGTCTTCCTCTTCTCGTTCTGGATTTGGAATATCATCAGTCGTGATTCCTTTGTCGTCTAGGAAGTCCTCAAAAATATCGATGAGCTGTCCAATTAATTCTGGCTTTTCAGCATCAGCAACTTTCAGTTCCCACGTTGGTTTGAATGTACTCATATTGTTTTCCTCCTTGAATTCAAATGATTTGTTATCTTAAATATGGGTTCCGGAGTAGTAATCGAAGTGTATTCTGCAGCTTTCGGAATCTATACAACTATATTCTTAGTTTCGTATCAAAACTTGCACTAGTGTTGTTATTGAATTCCACTCCTTTGGAGTACAGGTCACGTGAGATAAACTCCCGTGATACTAATAATAGGTTCCAGAGTGGTAATCGAAATGTTTTCTGCAGTCTCTGGAACCTATACCTCGTATTCGAGAAATCGTATCAAAACTTGCACTAGTGTTGTTATTGAATACCTATGTGCGGTTCCAAGATGGTAATTATGACATGTTATGCAGTTTTCGGAACCCATCGTCTGTTTTTTTCAACTATAACCAAACCATTATCTCAACCTTTGAACACAGTTTTCTGTTTCCTTTGCTTTTTCGTTATCCATATTTAGGATAACAAAAACAATGAACAACGAAACAGAAAGGAATATAGATTATGATTTTATTTAGCAGAAAGAAAAATCAGGAAAAGCAAAATATATTACGTGCACCTAAGAAACCAAATTATGAGTTTAAAACTTATCAGTTACCGAGTGGATATTGCGGTCCAACGAAAAGGCTCGGAAAAGATGTATTGATTCCATTGAGCCCTGAAACAAATACGAATGTCTTAGTACTCGGATCAGCGGACTCCGGTAAGAAATACAGTTATATCGAGCCAAATATTATGACCGCAGATCATCATAGTAATTGTATTGTTTATATGGGGAAATCAGAAGCCGAAGGTATTATCGAACGTATGACAGAAAGAAAAACATTTGAGATTGACTTAAGCAAAAGACCAATCGATTACTTCTCTTTGATTACTAATCGTGCGGATGCGGAACGATTCGTAAACAAAATGTTTAATGCTCATAAGTTTCTTTTTGATGACGAAAAGACAGATGAATTCTTTTTGGAAGCCGAAAAGAGAGCTCTTTTAGATATCATTTTGGTACTTCTTGACCGTCCTGAAAAATGCAATCACAAGAATATTGTTGAAAAGCTATCTGGGGATACCAGCGGAGATGTTGCTTATTGGTCAGAATCAATTCGATCTCTGTCTTCGGCTGTCAGAGAATCTGTGATTATGAGTTTGATGGTCAGACTTAACGAATTATTACCAGGAGACACAATCGATCTCTCAAGTCTTGTTCATGACTTTATGCATAAAACAAATACTGTTTTGTTTGTGGAAACGGACTGGTTTGAAAAAAGTGTTTACGAATCAATCTTTTTAGATGAACTCGTGTACCGGTATACAATGATGTATGACGAAAAAGCCCCGATGACAAGAGTGATTATGGATGAAGCAAGTCTTTGTTTTTATGATGCCAGATTGTTTTGTGTTGAAGCACGTCGATTCAAATTGAGTGTTGATTTTATTTATCAGTCTATCACGAATTTGAAAATGCAGCATCCCGATGACTATAATACAGTCCTTTGTAATGCAATTGCAATCGTATGTTTAGGAACCAATGATAAACCAACGATCGAATTTTTGACAGAAGCAGCCGGAATTACAACAGAAGATGCCAAATCCTCACTAAATTATATGATTGATCTACGTGTTATGCCACATGAAGATGAGCTTATTTTGTGTCCGACTTTGGATAAAGATCCAATTGTTGCAAGAAAGATCAGGTTTTAAGAAGTAGGGCTGGAATTCTCGGTTAATTGTTTTGCATGTATGCCAAAATTGAATCAGAACCATTTCGTTTCCGGTGACGAGATTTCTATATTTTGAGCCTTATCATAAGCAAACGAAAACACGTGTAAATTATGTTGGCTCTGGAAGTTAGAAATCAGAACAACCGGAAACAAAAACATGTTGCGAACAGAAAGGATCAGTTTTTATGGAAATAAAAGAATTTAGCGTACGAGAAGTGAATATAGCACTTGATCCATCCTGGACTCCAACAAATCTGCAAGTAATATTCAAAAAGATCGATGAAACCAGGTTTCGAGTTTGTGGGATTCGGTATCGATTTGGTGGGGATCCTATACAGAAACTTTATGGGATTTTTGATTATGATATCAATATCAGTGGAGCTCCGATAGATCGTACCGATAACATCTTGAAACAGTATTATCCTGGTGGAATCGAGGAAGTCAAAGAGACTTTTGGCTCAGAAGCTAATTATGTGATCGCCGATTCATGGATTCCATATATAGTTCCTCTTGATCCATACGAGATCGAAGAAGAATATACATCTGAAGACGAAGCGTTGAGAGCGATGCAGGAATATATCAAAAGTGAATTGAATGGAGAGCAACCAGAATTTGAGAAACACAGGCAGTGTCCATCCAGCATGATTAGATCGATTACAAATTGTGGTGTAGCGAAAAGTTAGAAATAAGTTTTTGTTTTCCGACACATATTTAGGGTAACAAATTGAGAAGGGGAATAATTATCATGATTAAGATACCAGAAATAACATCAGCCGAATTATTAAATCGATTGGAGACAGCTTTGTATTCGAACGAAGAATTAGAACATAGTCAGCACTTCCAGGACGTGAAAAATATGGAAGTGAATCCAGACGACATCGATTCTGATTTACAGGGACCAAATCCGGCACAGATGCAGACTTCTACACAAAGTTTTGTTGTATGGACGGACGATTTGCAATGTTTGATAACGGGCGACCTGGAATGCGCTGACGAAGATCTCGATCGCTAATGATCATTGAACAATACCTGCGGATACTCATAATGGGTGCCCACAGGTATTATTTTTGTTTTGCAGATATCTTTCCCGGCACATATTTATAGTATCCAAAACAAAACAGAAAAGGAGAAATATTATGACACCAGAAGATTATTATTTAGAACAAAGAGAACAGGTTCATGATGACGTCGTTAACTTACAGGAAAAAGCTTTGCGTCTTGCGTGCAAAGAGTGCGGGTTAACAGAGGAAATCGATGAATTTGAAGTGATCTCAAGCAGCGATGAGATTGCGAAAACTGCATGGTACAAAGGTATGTATGCAAAACGAGTGAAATTCGAATGCAGCGAACTTAATCTGACATTTTTCTATGACGCATACGGTATTGCAACATATACTTATGCAGGATTTTCTTCAAATGCAGATACATTGGAAAACATCACAAAAGCATTCGCAAAGGCAGAACAGTTGCGAGTCAAGATGGACGAAATCATGGAACGAATGATTGAAGAAAAGGATAAGGGTAAGGAAGAGGTAAATTGTCAGGAGAAAGATGACAAGAAAACCGGATTTATAGGAAAGAAGTACTCAGATACTAAATTTGTATTCGGCGAAGTTCGGTCTCAGCTTGATATGAAAACATTTGAAGTCCAGTATGTAGCTTGTGCATCGAATATCGATCTCGCAAACTATAGTTTGAATTACCTTAATAATGTCGCGATGATGTATTTCGATGACGGCATTGATGAAATTCAGAATATGTACGAAGCAAACGCAAACCAGATTTTGGCAGAATGCATATTCAAAGCGTTATCGGCATCAAAAATGGATTACATGAGCGGATTTTACACACTGAAAACCGAGGCAGAAAAAGATCTCGGAAAGTATGCAGAGCAGACTTTGTAAACGTAAGCAAAGAATGCATCTATTAATATGGTCAGAGTACCACGTCCATAGGATGTAAAACACCGCATGGGCGTGAGTGAATGACCTATACTGTTATGGAACAAGGTTCACAAATATAATAATTCGTCGTAAATTGCAAAGAAAAAGTTACAAAACTGACGAATTGACATAAAAGTGAGCCTTATTCTGTTTGTAACGATATTTCA